TCAATGGAGCTCAATGCGGCCCTGTCCGGGAATCCGTTAGTGGGTTACGTGTGGGGCCGCATGGTGGAGGCGTACGGTCCCGAGTCTTGCGGTAAGACGACGCTGGCTCTGCACGCGGTTGCCGAGGGTCAGAAGCTGGGCGTTCCGACGATGTACGTTGACGCGGAGCACGTCCTTGATCCGGCGTATGCCAGTGCGATCGGGGTTGATCTGTCCCGTATGTCATTCATTCAGCCGGATCATGGTGAGCAGGCACTGGAGGTGGCTGAGGCTGCCGTGCATGGGGGGTACAAGTTGGTCGTTGTCGACTCAGTGGCTGCGCTGGTACCGAAGTCGGAGATCGAGGGGAATATCGGTGATGCTCACGTCGGTCTGCAGGCCCGGATGATGGGTCAGGCGATGCGGAAGCTCGTCGGTGTTGTGCAGCGGCAGAAGGCGATCGTATTCTTTATAAATCAGCTCCGCATGAAGGTTGGGGTCATGTTCGGTAACCCGGAGACTACGCCGGGTGGGAACGCACTGAAATTCTACGCGTCGTATCGTCTGGATATGCGCGCACCCCGTGAGGGGAAGGTAGTGACGAAGGACCTGTGCGGAGACGTTGAGACCGGGAAGCGGGTTAACGTGACGGTTGTCAAAAATAAGGTGTATCCGCCGTTTCGGAAAGCGTCGTTCAACCTGACGTACGGGACCGGGATTGATCAGATGTCGGATGCGGTTGCGTGTATAGACCGTCTCGGTGGGTTCGTCCCTGACGCGAAGGGTGTGAAACGTCTGGAGCTGAACGGTGGGAAGTATACGCTTAATACACTGGTGAAGGCGTTACATGAGGATGCGGCGCTGCGGAAGGCCGCGCTATCATTGATAAAGGGGCTATTAAAATAATGCTGTTCATTGCTGATTTACATCTTGGTCGAGTCTCTGACTCACGCCCTGTACTGTATACGACATACGTGGACCAGACTGAGGTTACCATACCGTCGAGGACGGCGGATACTCTGATGCGGCTGCGTGAGGTTATTGCTGAGGCGGCACGGTTGCGTCAGTCGGTTGTTATCGGTGGAGACGTGTTTGACATGGCCCGGCCGCCGCTGTGGGTTGCCGGGTTGTTGTTTGATGCGTTCGGTCAGGCGCAGGCGCAGGAAGTCCCGGTCTGGGTTATTCCCGGAAACCACGATTGTGATGTTGTCTGGGGTCCTGAGTTGCTGGGACATTCCGGGTGGGTATATGTGCATTATATCAATCGCCCTGACCGGTATACGATTGACGGTATGGAGGTTGGGTTCATTCCGCACCTGCCCCGGGCTGTCCTCGATGCGGTGTCCCGCGATGGTTTGTACCAGAACGCGTACATGGCTGCGGTTGGGGATAGTGTTGATGTTCTGATCAGTCATGCGCACGCTCAGGGTGTCAAGAACAGCTCGGATGTGGAGGTTGAGTGTGGTGATGCGATTGCCTATGACCCGCAGCTCTTCCCGAAGTGTTCGTATGCGTTGTTCGGGCATATCCACAGGGCGCAGACGGTTGGAAATGTATCGTACCCGGGGAGTGTCGTGGTGTGTGATTACTCGGAGGCCGGTGATCCGAAGGGGTATATTGAGCTGACGTCGGTTGAGTCCGGGCCCCGGTTTATAGAATTTTTGCATGAAGGCGTTGGGTACCGGCACGTCAGGGTTGATCTGATGACAAAGGATCAGGTTGAGTTCCCTGATGATAAAGTCAAGAGTCTGGTGAATGATAAGCTGGTGAAGGTTACCGTGTATACTGATGATCCTCTGAAGGTGAACGAGTGGGCAATCCGGGCCGTGTTTAACAAGTACGGGTATGTGACTCGGTTTGAGACCGTTGTGCAGCGCGAGGAGTCTGATGCGGAGTACGATGAGGATGAGCCGGTGTCGTACGATCGTTTATTTGAGACGTGGTTGAGTAACAAGGATGGAGTCCCGGAGGATATTCGTTCGGAAGCGTTACGGATAGGGACGAAGCTGATAGCGAAGGTGTTGGCGTGATACAATCTATAACATTGACGAATTATTTGAGTTTTGAGCAGGAGACTGTCACGTTTGGTTCTGATACGGTGGCTGTCGTAGGTGACAATGGTCAGGGGAAGTCGTCGCTGCTGGAGGCGATCGCGTTTGCTCTGTACGGGGTTGGGCGGTATAAGTCTCTGGGGTCTCTCGTACGTATCGGGAGTTCTGAGATGGCCGTGTCGATTGTTTTGTCCGGCCTGCCGATGCCGTCTGATACAATGGAGGTTGTGCGCGGGTACAGTGTGAAGAAGGAGGCCGGGCACCTGACCGTGACAGTGAACGGGTCGGTGGTTGCGAAGGGTGGCGCGTCTCCGGCGAACAACCGCGCTCAGGAGTATATCAACGGGACGCTCGGCGTGGACGCGACGACGTTTATGTTGACGTCTTTTTTTGGGTTAGGTGGCGCTGACTCACTGATGCGGGTTGGTCCGAGTGAGAAGTTGGAGACGCTGCAGCGTCTTGCTGGGGCCAGCGCGTGCCGGGATATCAATGCTGAGGCAGTGAAGGAGCAGCGTCAGTATGAGGGTCGTCTACAGGCTGAGGAGCGGGCTCTTGAGGTCTTCAAGGGGATGCTGCCTGACGTGGATGATCTCGATGGTAAACGGGAGTCGATACGGGATACGCTGCGCCGGGCATCTGAAGCGCAGGTGCAGCTCAGTCTTCGGAGGGACGATCTGGTTGCCCGGGACAGTAAGCGGAGTGCTATGCTGGCTCGGGTTATGACTATACAGGGTCTGCGGTCGGAGGTTGCGGCGAACGTCCAGCGGAATGAAGATCGTATGGTTAAGGTGCAGCAACGGATCGCGGCGATTACGGCGGATATCTCTGCAGTGCGTGGTGTGCTGTGTGATGCTGCCGGGGTAGACGTAGATGCGTTGCAGGATCGTCTGGATACGGCCCGGGCGGAGAAGTCTGCCCTGTTGGTTGAGGTTCGGCTGCTTCAGGCGTCTTCGGATGTGCAGGCGACGGAGTGCCCGCTGTGTGGCGGTCCTCTCTCTGATGGTATCCGGGATGCGTGGGGGTCACGGGTTGATGCGTTGACTGAGCGCGTGGATAGCCTGTCCATTGAGGAGAGCACGCTCGTTAACGAGATCAAGACGGTGCGAGATGCGGATGCGAAGCGTAGATCATTAGAGACGAAAAGTGCGCTACTGCATACCGAATTGTCAGGGTATGTCAAGCAGCGCGAGGAGATTGAAGACGAGCAGGTTCGTCTGGTCAATTTGCGGACCGCGTACGATCGGGAACTGGACGCGGTCGGGGATGAGCTCAAAGAGCTTCCTGATCTGAGCGTGGAGCGTGAGTCTGTCGACAAGGACCTGTCCCGTGTGGTGTCGTCTATTGCTGAGTTGCAGAGTGAGTTGAAGCATATTCAGGCTGAGATTGCCCGGGTAGATCAGCTTCGGGGTAAGATCGAACTGGTTACCAGTGAGGTGAATACCTTGCGGAAGTTGGTTCGCGCGACTGCGCTGGTGGCCGAGGCGTTTTCCCGGTATGCGATCCCGTTGGAGATGTTGCGGAGGCTCCGGGCTGATCTTGAAGCGCGGGCATCTGACATCTATAGGAATTTTACATCCGGGTCTATCGTGATCCGGGATACGGCCGGAGCTCGTCCGGGGGTTGAGTTTGTTCTGGTTGACGGTAATGGTGAGCGTGAGTACTCCGGGTTGAGTGAGGGGGAGAAGGTTATGTTCTCGCTCGCGGTCCGGGTTGCGGTTACGCAGCGGGAGAATAAGGCTCGGGACAGCAAGGTTGATTTTCTGGTGTTGGACGAGGTGTCCGGGCATCTGTCCCCGGCAAAGCGGGACAGTTTGACTCTGGTGATCCAGACGATACTGAAAAAGTATTTCAGGCAGATATTTATGGTGTCTCACGTACCGATGCGGGACATCTTTTCACGCACACTTGAGGTTGCGAAGGTGGGCGGTGTGTCGCGGGTTTCCGTGACGTAGGACTCAAAATTTATAAATATAAAAGGAGTATTGGCATGGACGAAAAAATTTACACGATTGTCAAGAAGGTGGTGCACGTTATAGAAGTACGTGCGATCGACCGGAAGGCTGCGCATGAGTTGTGCAACGCGCAGGCAGGCAAGTGCATCGATACGAAAGTCGGTGCGCAGTATATCGCGGCAGTGCGTTCGGTATCTGATGCAGGTACTGGTGTCGTTGATCAGGGGGCAGTATAACGTGGCCCTTCATGGGTATCCATTTGATGAGTGTCCGTCTGATGTCCCGGTGGAGAGTATCGAGGAGATTGCGGATGCGGAATGGAGAATGAAGGAGGAACCGCGTGTGCGGGTTAGGTGTGCGAGGCTCAGGGGATTATTTCCGTGGGCCTTCGCCGCGCTATCCCGGGCCCGGGTTCGTAAGGATTGTCGGAATATGCGGGGTGTCCCGTCCGGGGTTCATTGGGGGATTATTCAGTTTTCTGTATTGGTAATAGTGTTGAGTATGCTGTTCTCTGCGTTACAGGTGTTATCTGATATCAGTCGTCAGTTGACTAAATTTCGAGGAGACATAATCGAGTTACAGGAGCGCGTACGTATGCTCGGGGAGTATAGGGATGTTGGGGAACCGGAAACTAAAGCGATGCCCGAAGTGCCGAAGAAGTGACCTGCTGCGGCGTCAGAGCGTTTTGATGGGGGCCGTGCGTCCGGGATGGGTCTTAATAGATGTCTACTGTCCGGAGCATGGATATATTGGATCAGTGCTGGAGGTTGACCGTGGCGAATAATAGCTGTCCGTTCTGTGGTAGCATGGACCTGCGCGCTGAACAGACGAAGGTGTTGGGTCAGGGCGGAAAAGATTTATTTGATATATTCTGTCGTAAGTGTGGGCAGTACATTTCGACGGGTCATGCGATTGACCGGGAGACGGGGCGGAGGATCAGGGATGCTGAGATCAGAGGGGGTCGTAGATGATTTTATTTATGCGACGGACGATAGCGACTGGAGTCGACGTGTCCGCGAGCATTACGGTGGGTTTTGCGGTTGGCCGGGGTGTCGATCGACGTACGGGTGTGAGGCACACCACGCGGTTCCGCGCCGGTATCAGGAGACACGGCACATCGTTCAGGCTGGAGTGTATCTATGTGTGACGCACCATCGCAGGGTCGAATGTTTGCCGAAGACGGGAGTTGCGTACGAGAAGATCATGGGCCTGCTAATCGGGAGGATCATGTATCAGCGTTTGCTCGACCAGCTACCGACTACTGGATCGCACCCGGATACCGACCCGGACAACGGGAAGCTCTCGAACGAGTGGACGCCGCCTTCCTCGGCGGATCGCGATACGTTATAGTCGAGGCACCGACCGGGTTGGGTAAGTCGCACATTGCGCGTGCGCTGGCGTATAAGTTCGGGTATGCGTATATCCTGACGGTTGACAAGGGACTTCAGAGTCAGTATCAGGTCGACTTCCCTGATATGTATGTGGTGAAGGGTCGGTCTGCGTATGCCTGTCGTGAGGGTGGGACGTGCGAGCATGGTCCCTGTCGGATTAAAAAGTCCGGACCATTGCATACGGACTGTCCGTATCAGCGCGTGCTCTCGGAGGCGATGCAGCGGCCTGTGATTATTCATAACTTCGATTCATTCTATTATCAGTCGTTGCGGACCGATTTCGGGTACCGGGAGTTGATGGTTATTGATGAGGCCCATAATATCCCGACGAAGTTCTTGTCGTTCATGGAGATCGTGATCAGTAACAGACGAGACAAGACGCTGCGCATCCCGAAGTACGCGAAGGCTGCTGAGTATGACGGGTTCCTTGCGGTGTACCTTCGTGAGTCTGAAGCTGCATTAGAAGTAATGCAGCAGTGTACGGATAAATCGGTAAAAGAGATCATGCAGGAGATCAATCGATTGAACAACGTTATCGGGAGGCTCCGGAACTATTTCCTGTATCGGGATCGCGGTATTGAGTATGTCGTTGGGTATGATGACGACGGGCGCGGCGTACAGGTGCTGACCATCCGCCCGGTCATGGTTGGGGATTTCGTGAACAAGTACCTGCTGAAAAAGGCGAAGCGTGTCCTGATGATGAGTGCGACGATCCTCGACAAGCGGTTGTTCTGTTCTCTGACCGGTATCCGGGAGTCTGAGTGTGCGTTCATACGTCTGGGAAGTTCCTTTCCCCCGGAGAACCGTCCGGTGTACCTGCGGTATGCGGGTAAGATGAGCTCGTCCCGGATATCAAAGGATGATCCGCGCAGTCACCAGACGGTGACGCTGCCGGTTATGGCGGATCGGATCAAGAAGATACTGGACCATTACCCGGACAGTCGCGGGATTATCCAGACACATACGACGTACATCATGGATTACCTGCACCGGGTATTGACCGATCCGCGTCTGACGTACAGGAGTGACTACGCTACGGCGGACGAGGTTCTGGCGGCGCACGCAGCGAAGCCGGGGAGTTTTCTGGTTGCTGCCGGTATGCGCGAGGGGATTGACCTGCGGGATGACCTGTCCCGGGTGCAGGTGATATGTAAGATACCGTTCCCGGATATGCGGGACGCACGGGTTAAGCGTTTGATGGAGTTGGATCGTCTGTGGTCCAGTTATATGACGTCTCTGGCCTTCGTTCAGATGCTCGGGAGGTCTGTGCGGAGTGAGACGGACTACGCCCGGACGTATGTTTTGGATGCGGACTTCATGACATTCTGGAACCTCGGCGGTAAGTACTTTGTTCCGGGGTATATTAAGGCAGCACTGGTGTGGCCGCGTGAAAAAAATCTATAGATGGGTAATACGCAGACGATGTCGATTGTATAACTATGTGGGGGGAGTGATGGCAGACAAGATTTGGAAGGTGGCTGAGAGGAAGGTTGCGAAGTGGTTCGGGACGTGTCGGAACCCGCTGTCCGGGAGTAATTCGAGGCACAGTGGGAGCGATACCCTGCACTCGGTTTTGTTTCTGGAAGTAAAGCAGTCCTCGAAGCCGTTTGCTGTGGTGTCCATCTGGGACCGTGCGCGGGAGATCGCTGCGGAGGAGGGGAAGACTCCGGTTGTTGCGCTGGTTCAGAAGAGCAGGCCCGGGTTCTTTGTTGTTGTGCATTGTGATGATCTGGTCTCTGTGGCGCAGGTCCGTGAGCGGGTTCTTCAGGCTGCTGTTGACGGGGTTGAGTTATGAAGTGTTTGCATGATATCAAGGCGTATTCGACGATACTGGTTGATGCCATGAACCTTGCGTCCCGGAGTCACCACGGTATCAGACTGTCGTGGCAGGGCAGGCCGACCGGGATGTTGTACGGTGTTATACGGTTCGTCGTCAATATGCGTGAGCAGTTCCCGAAGGCTGAGGTTGTATTCCTTTGGGAGGGGGGCAGCAATCGGAGGAAACGCGCGTATCCGTTGTACAAGGCGAGTCGTGAGGGAAAGGTGTCCGATGGGTCATTTGAGGAGAGTTTGATGTCTGTCCGGCAGGCAGTTGGGTGGATGGGGTGTACGCAGGTTCACCACGTTGGTCTGGAAGCGGACGATCTTGCGTATTGGTATACGCAGCAGACGTTCGAGGATGAGGCCGTACTGCTGGTATCTACGGATGAGGACTGGTTTCAGTGTCTGGGGCCGCGCGTTGATATATTTCGGCGTGAACTGATTGAGACGTATGCGGACATCCAGCGCACGCTCGGGTATCCCCCGGAGAGGATCGGACTGTTCAAGGTTCTCTGTGGGGACAAGTCTGACGGGGTACCCGGTATTCCGGGGATGCGTGTGCGGGTTGCGAAGTCGATTGTGTCAGCGTGTTCCGGGTATATGGCCATGATTGATGAGGACCTGTCCGCTGTTGTCCCGGGTTGGGATGCAGTGCTGGAAGAGATCAAGGCGTCGTGGGATGTCGTTGAGCGTAATGCGGAGCTGGTGTTGTTCCATCCGGAGTGGGTGGATGAGACGTTGTTGGTGCGTACCCGGGGTGTACGGGACTCCGGGAGGCTCCGTGACTTGGTCGAGGAGAATGGAATGGTGGCTATGCTGGAAAAGCTGGAGAATTATGGTTATGTCGATAAACAGGGATGAGTTTGTTCGGTTGTATGACGCGTGCCCGGAGGCGGTGCGTGAATTAGTTTCCGGGATTATTTCCGGGGATGATAAGCCGTTTTTGATGGTGCGTCTCCACGCGAATACTGTTGAGGGGATGGAGAGTATGCAGGGGGATCAGGTGCACGGGTCTATCGTTGCGGTGTGTGCGCCGGACATGGTTTCGTTCCTTGCGTCGTTTGCGTTGGATGGGTTGTTCAGCGATGACGGGTTTCGGTCCGGGGTTATCGATGCAGTGAGTGACTTCGTTTTCCGTCTGTGCCGGGAAGACGTGGATACATTGATCGCTATACTACAGAACACTGAATGTTATGAAGAAAGTACTCACTAATTGTGATCGATGTGACAAGTTGTGTAAGAACGCGACGACGGTGAACATGGCCGGAGACGGGCCGGTCGGTGCGGACTTGATGTTTGTCGGGGAGGCTCCGGGACGCGAGGAGGATGAGTGCGGGCGTCCATTTGTCGGACGTGCGGGGCGGTGGCTGCGTAAACAGATGCTCATGGCGGCTGGGATTGATCAGGATGCGGTGTTCATGACGAACGCCTGTCGCTGCAGGCCGCCGGGGAATAAGACGCCGACGAAGGTTGAGCTGCGGAACTGTCGGGACAAGCTGGTTGAGGATATTAAGCGGGTCAGGCCGAAGGTCATTGTTCTGTTGGGGAACGCTCCGCTGGCGTCGTTGTTGTATATGGATAAGGTTGGGGGGATTACGAAGTGGCGTGGGAAGCCGATGTGGTCCCGGGAGTTCGGCTGTTGGATCATTGCGACGTTTCATCCTTCGGCCCTGATGCGGGATAAGGGTATGGGTATATCGTATCGGCATGACCTTGCGGTCGATGATCTTGAGCTGGCAGTGCAGTTGGTATCCCGGAAGCCGCCGGTTCAAGGTGGGGATCGTTGGAAGACTCGGCACCTTTCTGATGTATGGCACGTTCGGAAGTTCCTTGCGGCGGCGAGGGTGTCGGGGATGGTGTCGGTGGACCTTGAGACCGATGGGTTCCGGCCGACGAATGACATTCTCGGGGTGTCCATGTGTTACAAGTCGGAGCTGTCCCGGTACTATTCTGTGTATATTGAATGGCCTCTGCTGGTATCGGCTGCTGATGTCAAAGCAGCATTTATAGAAATTTTGCAGGATGCAGCGGTTCGGAAGGTGTTCCATAACGTTGCGTTCGATGAGAAGTTCCTGCATTATCACGGGTGCCCGGTTGGTGAGAATGTTGTGGATACAATGATGGCCGCACACTTGCTGGATGAGAACTTTAGTGCGGGTCTGAAGGAGAACGCGTGGAGGTATCTGGCGGTCGGTGGGTATGACATCGGCCTTGATATGTATAAGTATGACCAGAAGTTCAAGAAGGGGCAGAGTTACGCCGGGATTCCTGTTGATATCATGGCTCCGTATGCAGCTATGGATGCGCTTGCGACGTATCAGTTGTGGGAGGTACTGGAGCCGAAGCTCCGGGAAGAGGGGTCGTTCTCTCTGTTCAATAAGGTTTTGATCCCGGTGCGACGGATACTGACACAGGTTGAGATAACCGGGTTTGCGGTCAATCTGGATCAGGCGCGTGTGATCGAGGACCGGTGCGTGCGGGCGAAAGAGGTTTTGATCCAGAAGATATATGCGTATGCCGGGCGTGAGTTCGACATCGCGTCTGCGAAGCAGCTCGGGACTGTTCTGTTTGATGAGTTGGGCCTGACGCCGATCGGGGAGACGAAGACTGGACAGCGTAGTGTTGACGCGGCGACGCTGCGGGCAGTTGCGACGCAGCGGAAGCGTGGGGCGAAGATCGCGGAGTACATCCTGAAATATAAATACATTGAGAAGTTGCGAGGGACCTATATCGTTCCGGTACAGAAGAACGTGTGGAGTGACCGGCGCGTTCGATCGTCGTTCCGGATGACCGGGACGGTGACGGGCCGTGCGAGTAATGCGGACCCGTGTACCCATAACATTCCGAAGGATCAGCTCATACGCAGTTTGTATCGGGCGTCTGATGGGTGTGTGTTGGTTGAGGCGGATATCAAGGCGGCGGAGCTTCGTGCAGTTGCTCTGTATAGTGGGGAGCAGGTGTTCCTCGATGCGTTTGCCCGGGGTGAGAATATCCACAAGGTTACGTACAGGACGATCTTCGGGAAGGCTGATGACTACGAGCCGACGCAGGATGAGTACCGGCTCGCGAAGACCATTAACTTCGGTCTGATCTATGGTATCAGTCCCGTGGGGTTGGCCGGGAGGACCGGACTCACGAAGGTTCAGGCGCAGGATTTTATGAGGCAGTATTTTGAGCGTCTTCCCATGATCGCGGCATGGTTGCGCCGTGTTGTTCGTGACGCGAAGAAGACCGGGTATGTCGAGTCGTTGTTCAAACGGCGGCGCAGGCTCCCGGACATACAGGGTGATGATGAGTCGGTCGTGCGCCGGTGTTCACGGCAGGCGTGTAACGCCCCGATCCAGAGTGCGGCGGCTGATTATACGTATATCGGGTTGGTTCGGGTTGCGCGGGCGATAAAAAATGCTGGACTTCGGGCAAAGATCGTGCATACGGTTCATGACTGTATCGTCGTCGATACACCTGCGGATGAGGTCGATGTAGTCCGTGAGATTATTCTGACGGCGTTTGAGACCCCGGTGACGGCGTTTCCGCTGAAGATGGAGGTGGACGTTGTTGTCGGGGCTGCATGGGGTGAAGAGAATGAGTCTAATCTGGAGCGGTTGTTTCAGGATATAAAAGTGTAGCAATGGAGGCGAGTATGAGTTTCGAGAAAATTTTCAAGGTGCTGGAGACGTACAAGGGGGCTGCCCCGTTTGAGACGGCTCCGGACGGCGCGTTGTATGGTAAGGTGTGCGAGGTGTGTGAGCTGGAGGGGGTTGCCCGGTTGCAGGTAATGAACGGGGCCCCGATGTTGCGGTTGCCGAGTACGCTGGAGTCGATTAAGTATGATCCGTTCTTTCTGCGGCAGGGGTCTGTGTATCGGATTACGCTGCACGTCAGAATGGACCCGGGGGCTCGCGGAGGATGCGATGTTGGCGTTGCGTTGTGGAGCGCGCTGCGGTCGAGTATGATCCTGTTGTCCAGTGAGGTTCTGGAGGACGGCCTGATCGTACTGTTCGTTACCCCGGTGTTCCGGACAGAGGTTGTTGTCGGGTTCCCGGTGGCGTTGCTTTCGGTCAACGAATTGAGTGGTCGTGTTGTTGAGTCGAATGACGCGAAGCCGAAGAAGGTGGTGAAGAAGACCGGTGTGGAGGCTCAAGGTGGATATCAATGACATCATTGCGTGTGTGTTGAAGTCGCACGCGAAGCGGGGTAAACTGGTTAAGTCGATTACCCTGTCGCGGAAAGCAAATTTTAAGTTGAACCGGGACTACTTCGAGCGCAGGCTCCCGGATGCCCCGAAGTATTTGACGGAGCTCAACGGGTTACCGGTCAAGGTCTCAGGGTCGCTGGATGGCGTGTCGTTCGTTGTGGATGGGGAGGATTCTCGTATTGCCGGTCTCCGGTTCTCTGAGATGTACGGTGAAGGTATGGTACTTCCGCCGGTTGTGGTGGCTGATAATGCCGAAGGTTAGGTGTCCGATCCATAACGTAGAGATGTCCGGGGAGTATGTGAAGTCTCGGGGACGGTATCGATATCGGTGTCCGGTAGATCGTTGTTCTGTTGTTATCGAGCTGCCTGCTCCGGAGGGGGTTGATCATGAAGCGGAATAGCGTGTACTGTCGGTCGTGTACGCATTTGCTTATTGCGAAGGCGTCTTCGGAAGGGGACGCCCTGCTGCTGTGTGTGGCGACGTGCCGGTGGGTAGGGGGTCCGTTACGGGACAAGATTGATGTTGTTGGGCCTGAGTTTGCGGTTCGGCGGAACGTTGAGAATGATTGCAGGTATTACAGACGTTTGTGGAGCTGGTCAAGTTATCAGATCAAACGCTGGATGTTGTCTCGTCTGGATGCAGTGGCGGTAGGGCTGTGCGAAATATCTATAGATGCGGAGGTTGCGGTTGGAACGCAAAGAAAAACGAGGGCGCAAGCCGAAGGTGGAGTCGAGTCTCCCGGTGCAGATGATGGACGGTATGGGGTACTCTTTGACGGGGATGCTGCAGGTGAGTGGGAGTCTGGTGCAGGTTGCGGCGACGGGACCTCTGGAGTCGCCTGAGGTTGTGGTTGATGCGTTCGGGCAGGTGTTTTATTCGACGCTGATTACGGTTGAGGTTCAGACTGAGGAACGGTCGTATCTGTTGCCGTTGACGCCGAAGCAGTCAGAATTGATTTTAAAGGTGTTGGGTCTTGTCAAAGTTAAATAAGGGGAACCCCGGGAAGAGATATCGGGCGCGTCAGATCGAGGCAAAGGCGATGGAGGCTGACGTATATCGGTTTCTTGAGAAGGAGCGCGCGGTTCAGAAGATAACGGATATCGTCTCAGAGCACACGGAGTTGAGTCTTCGGGATCGTGACTTCGCGCTCCGGTATGCGTTGGAGTATCATTCGATGCCGGAGTGGAGTCGTATTTATGGGGTTGGTTTGACGTCGTTGTACCGGACGCTCAATAAGCCGGAGGTTCAGAAGATCATTGAGGACGTGCGGTACAATTTCACATCGTACGTCGTTGCCAATCAGGTCAAGCTGGTGCGCATGGCGCATGAGGTGTATGCGAAGATCATGAGCAGGACGATGACGGACGAGAACATGGATACGATCCGCCGGGCCGCGAATGACGTTCTGAGTTTCTGGTATAAATCCAATCAGTCCGGAGACAATAGTGAGCTTGTTCAGGTGAATATCAACTCCGGGTTACAGGAGGGCCCGTCTCCCATTGGTGAGGGTGATATGTCATTGACCTTGCGCAGGATGCGGGATGAGATTATAGAGATGGAGCAGATTGCGTCGATCATACAATCGAGTGAGGGTGACGATGATGCAGGCGAAGATATCGGAGTTACAGAAGCAGATGACGGCGTACCGGACTCGGTTGAGTGAGTCCAGTACGCCCGCGCTGCAGTGGGCAAAGTCGTCACACGTTAACAGTCGCGGCGAGTCTATGAACTTCATGGATATGCCCTATCTTGTATCGATGTACCATGAGATAGGGAACAAGCACCGGTATGTCGTCGAGAAGGCGGTTCAGACTGGTTTGTCTGAGCTGTTCATTGTGCAGTCTCATCTGGAGGCCGCGCATCTGGGATACACGGTCATGTACGTTCTTCCGAAGTACGAGCTGCGGAACAGGTTCGTCAATAACCGGGTGTTCAAGCTGCACCGGCGCGTGGCGGCGTACCGCGATCTGGTGAAGTCCGTGGCCGGGGGGACGCATCGTACCAGTCTGATCCATATCGGCCGGGGGACGCTCGCGTATGTGGGGAGTAACGTTGAGGACGAGTTCATCGAGATACCCGTGGACTCGGCGTATGTTGATGAGAAGGATCGGTGTAACATGGCGAACCTGTTGCTCCTGCCGGACCGGTATTCCGCCAGCCCCTATCAGTATCACCGGGAGATCAGTAACCCGACGGTCGAAGGGTTCGGGATTGATGAGCGATTTATAGAAAGTTCGCAGGGCCTCTGGACGCTGAAGTGTCCGCACTGCGGGAAGTGGTTTGTGTTGGACTGGTTCCGGCACGTTGTCCGGGAGGAGGGGGTGCATCGGTTCACGGTTCGGGACCCGGAGTGGTCTGATGGGCGGGAGCCTGCGGTTATACATGATTGCGGAAAACCTATAGATAGACTGATGCCCGGACGTTGGATCGATGGCTACCCGGGCCGGGAGTGGACCGGGCGACGGATCAGTCGACTGTTTTGTAAGACGGCCCGTCTGTCGGATATGGTTCGGAAGTGGGAGAAGGCGCAGGGGAATGACCTGAAGATACAGGTCTTCTATAACTCCGACCTCGGGCTGCCGTATACCGCATCCGGGGCGAAGATCAGTCGGTCGATGCTGCTGGCGTGCTGCCGACCGTATGACTGGCCGATGACCCCGGGGAAGACGCAGAACATTCGTATTATGGGTGTGGATGTCGGGGCTGAGATGAACATTGTCGTGCGTGATGTGATCAGGCAGTCCGGGGCGACGTATTTCCGGTTGCTGGCTGCCATGACGGTGCCGTCATTCGGTCTGCTGGGAGATGTGATCCGGGAGTGGGGCCCTCGGTTCGTTGTGGTGGATGCCATGCCGGAGATACACAAGGTCATGGAGCTCAAAGCGGCGTTCTCGAACGTGTACAGCTCGTATTTTCAGGACGGGACCCGGGTGATCTCCGTGAACCGGGATAATCGGGAGCTTCGGATGGACCGGACGGCGTTGCTGGACTACGTCAAGCAGGGGTTTGACTTGCAGTCGTTTCTGCTGCCGCAGGCGGTGGAGTTTATTGATGGTGGGCAGTACGTCAATCAGGTGTGCGAGAGTACCCGCATCCTTGACGTCAATGAGAACAACCCGGAGAAGTCGCGGTTTGTGTGGGTGCATACGAACCCGGACCACTACTTTCTGGCTGAAGCGTATTGCTTTCAGGCGGGTCTGCTGTTGCCGAACATGGATGCGTTCGAGTTCTTCGACGCTGAGGCCGCGCGGATGATGGGCCCGTCTATCCGGGATATCAAGGGGATGTCTGAGGCTGAGCGTGCTGAACTGGATCGTTTGCAGAAGGTAAGTTCTGAGGAGTTTCTGCGTGGGATAAAGGATAGGTACGGGGAAGGAAAAAAATGAGAAAATTTTCATTTTTGAGAAAATAATACTTGACTTTGTTGCGGTAGCGATATATATTGTGTGTAGATTGATAAACAAGGAGTGTCCAAAATGAAAGGGAACTACACAAACATCGAAGCCTTCGCAGCGGAAGTAATGCGGAAGGAAGCAGCAAAGCAGGACTACCTGCCGGATACGCGCAGCATTGAGATGCTGCCGGATAACAACACCATCGAGATATCGGGAGTCGGGCAGTTCTCGGTCAACGGTAACACCCACGGGCAGCTCGCCGAGTGGGCGGGGATACCGAAGGCGTACTACGACGCGACCGCGAAGGTCCCGGGTCTCAGGGCGCAGAACGTCAACGCATGGCTGCACGCTCCGGACCGCGCTGAGAAGCGCATGGTCAGGACCCTCGACGGTAACGCGAGGGCCTTCCTGAGCAAGAACTACAAGCGGTGGGACGACGCGTTCGTCCTCGAAGCGACGCTCCCGGTGATCCGGGACAGGCAGGACTTCGAGCTGGTATCGAGCTCGCTCACGGACAGCAAGCTGATCATGCAGTTCGAGTTCACGCAGTTCCGCAGGGAGCTGGATGATCCGAAGAACGGCCGCAAGGGTGACATCATCGGGTACGGCGCTACGCTGCAAAACAGCGAAGTTGGAAAGGGACGCTGGTCGCTGGTCGCATGGCTCAGGTTTATCTGGTGCAACAACGGCGCAAGCCGTAACATCATCGTTGCGCAGACGCACCTCGGCAAGGCGCAGGAGTCGGATGACACCGACCACAGGATTCTCACGAATCAGGCGGTGCAGGCGGAGATGAACGCGCTCGGGCTGAAGGTCAGGGATATGCTGGCGTACACCTTCACCGAAGAGACGTGGACCGAGGAGTTCAACCGGGTGAAAGCGATGCTGTACGATGAAGTGGTCAGGCCGGACTTGGTTGTCCAGAATATCACGGTCAAGTACAACGACGTCCTGACACAGGACGACCGCGAAGCGCTCATCGCAAACATGGTTGAAGAGAAGAACCTGAACAGGTACGGACTCTTCAATGCGATAACCGCGCTGGCGCACAAGACCGATGACCCGGTCAAGGCGTTCGAGTACGAACAGCTCGGCGGGAAAATCGTCGACCTCAGCCCGAAGGATTGGGCGGTGGTTAACGAGGCGGCGTAGGTTGGACGAAACCAGAAGGGCTCCGGTGATGCCGGGGCTCTTCGTGTTTGGGGAGTCAGCTTGAGGTAGCTCTCAAGTGAAGGGGTGGCTGGGAGTTCGAGTCTCCCACTCTCCACAGTATATATGATTGGGTTATGGTGAGTATGTATAAGGACAGGGACAAGCAAGTGGCGTATCAGCGTACGTGGCTACGGACGCGGAAGGCGCGGTTTTTTGAAGGTAAGGTATGTGTTGACTGTGGGTCTTCGGTTGGGTTGTGTATACACCATCGGAACCCTGAAGAGAAGGTGTCGCATAGAATATGGTCATGGAAGCTGAGTCGTATCCTTGCGGAGTTGGAGAAGTGTGATATCGTGTGTCGGTCGTGCCATGCTAAACGACACGGAGCACACCGGCATGGTTCCCGGGCGATGTATTCTCGCGGTTGTCGGTGTGCGGCGTGCAGGTCCGCGAAGGCCACGTCTAATAGGAGGCTGAAATTGCGTGATAAATATATAGATGAGGTGTGTGGATGATTAAAGTTCCAGCGGAGGTGTATTCCCGGGTCGTCGGTTACTACCGTCCGGTGAATCAGTGGAATAAGGGGAAACAGGCGGAGTTTGACGACCGTCTGCATTACAGGATACCGGAGGTGGTGAGTGACGCGGGGAAGGACCGTCGAGTTAGCGCTCGTCAATTACATGGAGAGGGAGGGGGAGATCAGTTTGAAGGGGCTCGCGAAGTTTCTCGGGTGTACGGAGAAGCGACTGAAACCGGTGTGGGACCGGGTGTTCGCGGCGAAGGGGGTAAACCCGAGGCCGAGGCGGGTGAAGGTACCGAAGGAGTATGTGGATGCGTTGCGGAGGTGTGTCTATGAGCGGAAGCAATCGGACGAAGTACGAGCGGACGAAGAAGAGTCTGGCGAAGTCGGTTCTTAAAGTTTCACTGGCGATCCTTGAGGGGAAGATGACGCTGGAGCTGGCTAATCAGGTTCTTGAGTCTGACGCGCGGATGGTGCTGCGGAAGCATGGGCGTACCTATTTACTGGATGCCGGGGCCGCGCTGGCGTTTAAGTTTGATGAAGTAAAGGTCGTGGACATGGAGACACGGCGGGGTGTTGTTAAGGTCCCGCTGTACTACGAGCCGATGATCCAGTACATCGACAGTCTACGGTAGGAGGAGGGAAGGATGTTATTGTCATCTGAAGCTGTTGCAGATAAACTGCAGTTGAGTATCAATTCAATCCGGGTGTATGCGCAGAAGCACGGGGTCGGGCGCAAGATCGCCGGGCGGTGGTTTTTCAATGCGCGCGATCTGCGGGTTCTGTCCGAGAGGAACGTGACGAAGGGTGCCGCCGGGGCGCGGAAGCTGCGCGAGGCGCGGAAGAAGATGAAGCGAGGTGCGTGATGGGTTTAGTTGACTGGTATGTTCGGAAATTCTGGGGCCGGGATTATTTTCACAAAGACGAGCTGAAAGAGTTATGTGACCGGGTACGCCGGGACGAGTCTGCAGCGAAGGACTGTGAGTGGGAGGACCGGATGGAGTCCGAACGGATCAGGATGGAGCGTGCGACACACTTGATCCTGACAGAGACCGAAAATCAGCTCCGCAGGAAGGGGAAGGAGATTGAGGAGTTCAAGAAGAAGATCAGAGACGCAGAGGAGTTGCGGTTCTGTGCGGTCAAAGGTGCGCAGGGGAACCTGCACATCGCGTCCGAGATCGCGGTTCAGGTAACCGCGCTCCGGGATATGCTGGCGAAGTTGTCTGGGAGCCTGCTGGGGATCGAGGCCGATGCCCGGGATAAGCTGAAGGCTCTGGAGGACGGCCGGTGAGTTTATAGAAATTTTGCAGGCCCTGAAGGGGCGTTCCCGGGAGAGTCGACCGATGGCCCGAACACGTAACGCGTCGACCGGTTAGTAGGGTCTGGGTTCCGGCCGGACAAAAGGGTGCCGCCCGGATGCTCACGGGAGCCCTCTTCCGGGCCTGCAATGGAGTTTTGATGGTTGTAAATGTTTTTGATGTTAAGGATAGCATGGCCGGGACTGAGTTCAAGGTCATGGTTGCGTATTTGTTGTGTGCGGCGGGTGATATTGTATCCCTGTCGTTGGATGGTGTCGTTGCCAGCGAAGTCTGCGACGACGTTGTTGTCCGTGCCGGGAGACCGCTGGCGGTTCATGCGGACCCCGGGGATTATCTGATGGTGGTTGCCCGTGGAGTGCAGGCTACGGCGTCCGGCAAGGTTACCATGTTTCGGATGCTGCTGCTGGACTCTGAGGGGCACGGCGTCCGCCCGTTTAGCGGGTATTATGGAAATCTGGAAGGGGACCCGGCCGGGTCTTGCTGGAGGTTCCCTGCCGTGAGTGCGGTGATGTCGATGTTTGCGGACGTCTCCGGGACTCAGGATATGCCGCCCTTCTACGGCCCGGTTAGCGGGCAGAAATTACAATAGTGAGGTACTATGGAAAGCGAGTTCATAATTGACGGGGTCCCTCTGTATACGCAGGCGGACAACCAGTACGCTCCGGCGTATTCGTGTGCGCCGACCAGTAATGCGATGATGATGGCGTATTGTCTGGGCCAGCTCGGGTATGATAAGACGGCTGTTGGGTGTCGGGGGACGACGCAGTTGGAGGATTACATCAACCATCTGATCGATGACGATGAGACGTGGCAGTGGATGGTTGCAAACGATCAGAAGTTCGGGAGCTGGATGGTGGATTACGTTAAGCGGGGGAACGCGCGCAGGCAGATATTTGCGGTTGAGGCGTATGCGTTCACCCGGTTGATGGAGGAACACGGGTTCCGGGCCGAGTATGTGGCGTTTCCGAACTATGACGCGTACTGTGCAAAAATTCTCGAAACCGGGTTGCCGATGATGCTGGCCGGGAACTTCAGTTCCGTCTCCCGGGTTGGGGGGCACGTTAACTGTGCCGTCGGGTTCGATCGGAAGGGTCTGGCGGAGATCATTACGCATGACCCGTATGGGGACGGGCTCCGTGGGTTTCCGGCCCCGAACGCGGCGAAGGAGATGCGGTATCCGGTGAGGCTGTTCACGCGGTATAATCCGACCCGGATCGATGCGGTGGTGTCGATGCGGATATAATGGCGTAGGATTGTGCCATGCCATTCGGGCCGGTCTGGTAGGGGTGCTGGATCGGCCTGCTTTTTGAAAAAAATTATCGTTTTCGAGAAAAAATACTTGACTTATTTTGCGCCTGTGCGTATATTACATACAACAAGGCGGATAACGCCGAACTAAAAACGAGGTGATTGAGATGGAAACGAGCGGGAAACTGTACAAAGTTCTGGAAGGTCGGGACATGATCCGCCGGGTTCTTCAGGATGATTTGAAGAAGTTGGAGGAGCGGATCGCGCAGAAGCAGGAAGCGGTGGAGGAGGCTGCTGCGGCGTACGTCAAGGATCAGGCGGGGAAGATTGGAATATTTGAGGGATCGGTCCTGATGGATACGCTCCGGAACGAGAGGATCAGGCGGTTGCGGAAATTCTATAGATACACTGGCGTTCGATCTGGAGTGTGTCGAAAAGTCGATACTGGATCGGGTGACTGTGGTGTGTGGCAGGGATGAGGCCCTGAGAGTCAGACTGACAGTCCATGACATAGACATGGACCTGATCAAGTATGTTAAGGCGGATGATGGATCGTACGCGGTCTGGTTCAACGGCAGACACATCGGGTTCGTGCAGAAGCAGGAGTCCGCGACGCGGTCGTACTGGTGTGCGTGGGGACTTGAGAATGTATACCGGGTGGTTCGTGCGAATTGTTATACGGACCGGTCGAATTGGGGTCCGGGGAAGAAGGACGCGACCCGCGATAACGCGGTATACGACTTCTTTTTCGGGAACAGGTAGGAGGACGGTCATGGCGAGTGCAATAACACTGGATATGGTAAGGCGGTCGATTGAGGACTACAAAGAGGCCGACGCAGCGGAGAAGGTGGCTACCGAGAGACGGAGGTCGGCGGAGAAGGTGGTGCAGATGCTTCTGGAGCGGTATGCCCGGGAGTGTGCGGAAGAGCGGGGTGTTCGGGAAGGGTACGTCATTGAGCTGACCGGTGGGGAGTGGGTCAAGGTTGTGAGCTTCTTCGGTTACTCGACCGAAGACGGGCCGGAGTTGCGGATGGTGGTGTATCCGCAGGGGTCACGCGGGAAGTACCTTGAGTCGAAACGTTATTCGATCGATGTCAAGACGCTGGACCGGCGGCTGGTGTCCATTCAGTCTACCGGGATGCTGTACGCTGCGAAGCGGGCCCGGAAGGGTATCCGTGAAAATTGAAAAATTTACGGAAAAACGAAAAAAATAGTAGAAAACGCTTGACTTATTCTGCGCTTGTGCGTATATTGTTTACAGATTGAGAGTGGAGGTAACAAGATGGAACTTAAAGACAAACTACAGGCAGCCGAGAAACGGATGAACGAAGTGTACGAAGTGTACCGCACATCCGCCGACGCGAGGTACGAAGTGTACCATGCGTCAATGACTCAGGTCTACGCAGACCTGAAGGCGAAGTATGGAGATCGGTGGTGGTTGGCAGACAACCACAAGATCAACGACAAGCGTCTCGCAGAAAACGCCGAGTATCAGCGGTTGAATGCCGAAGCGGATGCGGCGTATGCCGTATGCGCCGCAGCGGAAAAGGAGTATAATGAGCTGGCATACACGAAGTCCCGGAACGTTGCTATCGATCTGGGTCTTGTAGATAACAAGGGACGCAGGATCGGACTCAACGTTCACCTGTACGAACACTTTGTTGTTGAAGGTGATGCGGTGATAACGGAGTACACGGTGTGTGCGAAGGCTACCCGGAACGGGAATGGGTTCGGAGCCGCGCAGCCGGATAACACGTTCAGCAGCGATGCTGACCGGGTGGCGTACATCGAGAAACGGCGCAAGGCGACGCTGGCGACATACAGTCGGAAGTTCAAAGAGTACAACAAGTAGGAGGATTGAGATGAGAACAAAACAAACTAAAACGAGCAGGCTCTTCTGCCGGTTGATGCTGAGGGACGCGAAGGCGCGGGCCCGGGCGTTCGGGATGGGCGACCATGTGAAGGGCCTGACGGTCTGGAGGAGCGACTTGGGAAGGAACCCGTGGTTCGAGGTGTGGCAGGGAAGCGAGGTGGTCTGGAAGGGTAACGCGTACAATGCGGACGAAGCGAAGTACAAGTACATAACGAGCTGTGTCATAGACCAGTATGAAGACGAAGTGGAGGGATAGCATGGAAACGAGATTATTTGCTGGGTATTACGCCCGTGAGCCGAGGTTCGGATACGGGATGTGGGACAAGTCAGTGCCGAGGACCCGCGAGGAGTTCGAGGCGCAGTATGCGCTGGTGTCGTATGTCACGGCCGAGGGGCCGGACGCGGCGTGGGAGCGGTTGCAGGCTGACCGCTGGGCCGGGTGGCATGACAAGCGCACGGCAGCGAAGGACGCCGGGGTTCACCATACGAGCATGAGCGTGGGCGACATACTGGTCGACTACGAGGAGAATGAAGTCCTGATCGTGGCTCCGTGCGGGTTCGACAAGCTCGAACTGACGCCGGAGGACCTTGATCTGGTTCAGTACCGGCCGCTGAAGGTGGTGGCCGTATGACTCCCGAAGTACGAGCGTTTATGGATCGCTACGAGACCGGACGCGTGATGTCTGAGCTGGAGTTCATTGATGGGTTCCAGCTCATTCTCGATGCCGGGGTGCTGCCGGAGCTGCCCCGGGATTATCAGCGCGTTGCTGAGGCGTTGTTGAATACCGGGAGGTTGGAGAGGAGGGAAGTATGATTCTGTGTAGAGAGGATGTTCCGGACCGCCGTGAGGTGATTGATCTGTGTGGTCCTGACGGTAATGCGTTCGTCCTGATGGTCCGGGCGAGGGGCCTTGCGAAGCAGCTCGGCCTTGAATGGGGTGTGATACGTGCGGAGATGACGGCGGGGGACTACGAGAACCTGCTGCAGGTCTTCGACAAGTATTTTGGTGACTATGTGGACTTGATCCGATAAGGAGGTTGTGTATGAAGGAGAAGTGTAAGTGTCCGAGATGTGGCGGGGTTCTGGGGGATACGACGTTTGAGTCCCGCAGGAGGCCCGGGGTGTACGTCTGTCTGACGTGTAACCGGGCGGAGGAGCACTTCGATCGGTTGCTGGAGGTTCGGGTGCTGCCGGACTCCGCGAAGGAGTATCTGAGGGAGATGGAAGCGGAGTGGCTTGAAAATTAGTTGACGGGGGCTCATGGGCGTGTATATTTACGCCATAAAGAAAAAGGAGGTAATGTGATGGCTATTATTACGAGCAGTCAGGCGGCGAAGGAGCTGAAGGTGTCCATACGGGCGGTCCAGATGCACTGTAACCGGATCGGCGTGGATCGCTTCGGACGGGATTACATGATTACGACGCAGGTCATGGACAAGCTCCGCCGGGAAGTGCAGCCCGGGCCGGGGCGTCCGAGGAAAAAGTGATGCGGATCATACCGGCGTTCTTATTCGGACTGTTGTTCTGGTGGGCGGTCGGTCTGATGGGGGCCGTGGTGCTGTCAGTTGCGGTTCCGATCTGGCTCCATCTGGGAATCCTGTCGGTTGGTGTTCTGATCGGCGGGTTCCTGTTTCGGGGTGGCGGTTTGCGTTTATAGGAATTTTGCAGGGGTCTCATTCCCGGCGGTCGTCTGCCGGGTATCAATAGCAGGAGGTCATGGAATGACCAAAATTATCGAGTGGGTTACGGGTAACCCGAAGAAGATGTCTGCGATTATCAGCGCGCTGGTGATACTGGCCGGTGCGTTCGGTCTGAAGCAGAAGCTCGGCTGTGTTGCGCCGGTCGTGGATGCGGTAGTTGACGCGTCGGCTGCGGTTGCGCCGGTAGATGTGAAGAAGTAAGGGCTCGGGAGAGGAGAAATACGGAAAGGGTGGGTGGCAGGGAATGATGTTTCATAATATGGGGGTTGCGATGGAAGACGTTACACAAGTTGAATCCGAGGTTTGTCCGCATTGCGGCGCAAAGATGGTGAAGTACTGGCACCGGTTGAACCGGCCGCTCTGTCAGGCGTTGGAGCTGCTGGCAAAGACTGAGGGGAAGTCGTCCCGGAATGGGGTGCATTTACGGAATTCCGGGTTGTTCACGCATGAGCAGATGTGCAATATTCAGAAGCTGGTCTATTGGGGGATGGTCGTGAAGGGCCGGGAGTCAGGGGCGTGGTCGGTCACGGATGTTGGGCGGAAGTTCGTGGCCGGGAAGCTCCGGGTCCGGGAAGGGGTCCAGACATACCGGGGGACGGTTCTCGGGTTTCGGGGGAAGCGGGTGGCGTTCAGCGAGGTCGGCGACGTTCGCTGGCGGAAGCTGGACGATTATGCCGGAGGGAAGTGATGGTAATTGAGAACGCGGGGTCCGATCGGCACAGGGAGCAGTTGCAGGAGTTCGGGGAGTTTATAGGTGCGGATAAGATCAGATACGTTGACTTCGGGAATGGCGAGCTGTATGTCATAACGAAGGGGGGCAAAGAGTTTGAGCTCCGGGCGTGTGGGAACAAGTATGACGGGGGTTTTTTAGCGTTCGGGTATGCGGGAGGGGAGTGATGACGAGAGTCCATAGTGACGATAAGTATGATTACTATCTCAGGGTTGCTGTGGGGGATCAGTGTGCTTTATATAACATTGTTCCGAAAACTGCGGGCGTTCCGTCATACGGGTATTTTCGTATGGCGGATATCGAGCGGAAGCGCGGTGTGAAGTTCCCGGATAGGTATCAAAGGCGGTGGCTGGAGGGAAGTGATGGAGTGTAAAAATGTAATGTGCAAATGTATGAGCGACATGAAAAAAATACAGTTATATCGCGGCGATTGTTTGGAGATTATGCCGTCAATACCGGATAAAAGTATTGATATGGTATTGGCTGATTTACCGTATGGAAAAACTGCGTGTAAGTGGGACGTTGTTATTCCGTTTGAATTGCTATGGAAAAACTACAAACGAATAATTAAAGACGGAGGTGCGGTTGTCCTTTTTGGTGGCGAGCCATTTGCGTCAGCTACACGAATGAGTAACATAAAAGATTACAAATATGACTGGTATTGGCAGAGAGATAGGGCAAGTAATTTTCTTAATGCTAAAAAACAGCCGATGAGAAATATTGAGTGTATCTCTGTGTTTATGGCAAAAAAGTATAATCCGATTATGGAGAGGTATGGGGAACCGAGTCATTCAATCGGAAAATCAAAGGGTAAAGTGTTTGATGGTTCTACACAGGGCAGGCGAACAAATGTAAACGGGAATCTGGTGGACAATATAAAATATCCGAGAACTCTATTAAAATTTCCAGTGCCCCACCCACCAGTCCATCCTACGCAAAAGCCAGTTGAGCTTTTAGAATATCTCATCCGAACTTATTCGATGGATAATGACTGTGTTTTAGATAATGCAATGGGGAGCGGTTCAACCGGTGTTGCTTGTGTCAATACAAGCAGGGGATTTATCGGAATAGAGAAAGAGTATAAGTATTTTGAAATTGCGGAAGAGCGCATTAAGACGGCTTGCGAGGCACGGATGACGAGTCAAGTGCGTAAAAATTAAAAAACAAATTAAGTCAGAAGGTTATACAACGAGAATTACTATCGGGTATGCGGGCGCGGAGGGAAGTGATGTCAGGGTGTAGGATATGCGGGAAGGAATTGACGAGCGCGGACGTGGACGGGGTGTGCTGGCCCTGTAAGAACAGGGTGCCGTCGGTGCCGCTGCAGTTCGGGTGGCAGTGCCCCCGGTGCGGTTCCGTGTACAGTCCGACCGTGACGGAGTGCTGGCGATGCAGCCCGGGATACGTGGTGACGTCGTCCCCGGTCTGTACGTGACGGATTGCGTCTCACGGGGGACGGTATGTGAGACACAAGGGGTATTGTGTCTCATGGGTGGGTCAGTAGGGGGCGATACGTGGTTGTATCGCTCTCGTTATTATATAGGTGCAGGTGGTGGAACGGCGCGTACAGAAAAAGTACTTGCTTTTTCAGGCGACATAATATATTATAGATGGTGAGAGAGAGGGAAGGCTCACACACTACACACACATCGGAGAAACGAATGGCGAAGCGTACGAAGCGTGGAGAGAGGCGGTCGGCCTTGATCAACATGGAGGCGACTGCAGCGAAGCTCCAATCACTGCTGAGTATGCCCGAGTATATGTCGTTCGTCCAGTCAGGGGCACTCCGGGGAGTCCGGGAGAAGCTGCTCCGAATAAATTACATTACGATCCGCAACACCGTGGACCGTATTCCGCTGATCAACGCAATCGTCAACGCACGGATCGACCAGTGCCTGCCGTTCACGAAGTTCACCGAGGAGCGTGGCAAGCGCGGGTTTCATTTGATCCGGACGATGGACGGGGACGGGAAGGAGTCGGTCAAGGGGGATCAGGCCCTGATCCGGGAGCTGCATAACTTCATAGATCAGACCGGGTTCAAGTATGATGCAGACCGCGAGGACGACTTCAGCGACTACCTGTCGATGCTGATCCGGGAGACGCTGGTCATCGATCAGGTGGCGACCGAGATACAGTACAACCGGAAGGGCGAGGCGATCGCGTTCTGGTTGCTGGACGGGGCGTACATCAAGCGCGTGACTACCGAGGTGGACCAGAGTCCATTCAAGAAGGACATCAGGTTCGTTCAAGAGATCGACAACAAAATTTACAACCAGTACACGTCCGAGGACCTGCTGTTCGACTACAAGAACAAGCGGGTGGACCTGCGGTTCCGTGGCTGGGGTTACTCTCCGGTTGAGCAGTGCATTGACCTGATCACGACGCTGCTGTTCGGGTATAACTACATCCGGGACCAGCTCGTCCGGGACCGGGTGCCGAAGGGGTTCATATCGGTAATGGGGGACATCGGGCAGACGCAGATGGACTCAATCCGCCGGTACTGGTACGCGGCCATGAGCGGGGCCGGGGGAGCGTGGAATATCCCGATCCTGCCGAGCGGGAAAGAGGGCGTCGGCATGGACTTCAAAAATCTCGGGCAGTCGAACCGGGACATGGAATATCACAAGCTCATGATGTTCCTGTCGTCGGTTATCGGTGCGGTGTTCTCGATCGACCTTGCTGAGATCGGGATCAAGGCGGATGACAGTCAGTCGATCATCGGGGAGAGTGGGGAGCCGAGGATTAAGGCGTCCCGGGATCGCGGCCTGAGTTCACTGCTGGCGTTCGCTGAGCAGCACGTCGGTAAGATCATACGCAAGGTCACGACGGAGTGGTCGTTTGAGTTCACCGGGATCGAGCGGGAAGACGAGCTCCAGCGGATGCAGATACGGCGGCAGATGATCGAGACAACGAAGACTATCAATGAGCTGCGGGAGGAGGACGGTGATGATCCGATCGAAGACGATTACGCGAATGTTGTTCTCAATCCGCAGGCTGTTCAGATATACGCACAGTCGAAGCAGGCCGAGACGATGGGGGGGCCCGGAGGCGCGCCTGACGATGGCGGAGATGAGGGAGCTCTTCCGGAAGCTGGAGGCGTCCCCGGTGAGGAGATGCTGCCGGGGGACGGCGGAGAGCCGGGTGGCGATGGTGCTGAAGATGGGCAGGAGCCCGGAGAAGACTGGCGGGCCGCGTTTGAGAAGTCAATGGGAGACGAGCGCGTCCTGCGTATAATCGTCCAGTGACCTGCGTATGTGGAACCGTCCTGATCGCGACCGTATTTATATGCTGGTGATTGGCACGCTGTTTTTCATTCTGGTGATGTATCAGTTCTGTAGGTTAGTGGTGGGTATTTTATGGCACGAATATTAGACTTTCCGGTTGTGGCACCTGCAAAAATTCTCGAAATGATAGACGACCTGTCTGGCCCTGTGTACCACGGGGTTAACTGCGTTGACGCGGAGGCGTTCGTGAAGGCGGGCAAGCGGATGCCTGTCGGGACCGTTGCTGATTGGGGTGGAACAAAGTATCGGAAGGTTGCCGAGGGGCAGTGGTCCCCGCTGGGTGCTGGGAAGGAAAAGGGTGCCGAGCGTCCCGGGGGTGGATCGGACAAGCCCGGGGACCCGTCGTCCGGGGAGATGTCCACTGAGGACAAGGAAGACATGGCGACGGCGTACGTGAACACGCCTGCGAAGCTGTCGCACCGGTTTGAGGAGGCGATGGGCGAGCTGGGGGACGAGTCCCGGAAGTTGTTCCGGGGTGGGCGTCTGGACCATGAGCAGAAGCGGCTGTATTCCCGGGATGGCAAGTTCGCGATGCAGTGGCAGACCCGTTTCAATCCTGAAGCCCCGGAAGGTCAGGGGAACGTCCAGTCGATCAAGGGCGCGGTGAAGATTGTTAAGGTGAAGGATGGCGAAGCTCCGGCGAAGGGCCCGGACGAGAGCGCAAAGGGTTCGCAGTGGGCTGAGCGGGATGCGCAGCGCAAGCAGGCCGCGAAGGAAGCCCTGAGCGAGCGGCTGGGGTACAAGAAGAGTGCTGATGATCTGGATGATCTATCGAAGGGGATCGGGATGATGGTCCCTTTGTTTAATTTCAGGACGATGCGGTTCGGGCCTGCAAAATATCTCGAAATGCAGAAGGGCGGCGATCCGATCGGGACACGCAAGCAGTACGGGAACTATTGGTACAAGAAGGGTGCAGACGGGAAGTGGCTGTACGACGGTGTGGTAAACCCGGGCGCGAAGGCCCCGACACCGGCGCAGAACAAGGCAGCGGCGCAGGCGCTACAGGACCATGCGGTCAGTGTCAAGGTGGGGAAGCTGCAGGATGTGGCCGCCGGGGCCGCGCAGCAGTTGATAAAGGATACCACGCGTCGGGACCGGATGATCGAGGGGCAGAGTGTGGTCTATACCGGGCAGGGGCACCAGAAGTATTCCGGTCAGCGTGGGAAGCTGGTTGCTCTGGGGAACAAGGGAACTGCACTGATCAAGATGAGCGATGGCCGGGTGATCGACTCACGCTGGCAGAACGTTAAGCCTGACGGGGTAATACAGGAGCACTCGCTGTATGATGGTTTGGAAGATAAAAACCTGTTTCATATCTCTGGGGAGATGGCCGCGTCGGTGGCGAAGGTCATGGAGACGCGTATTGGTAAATCGAAGGTGACGTACCGGAAGCTGTGTGAGACGTTCAAGGCTGCCGGGTTCACGTTGACGATCGTGGGTGGGACCGTCCGGGACTTCCTGCAGGGCGGGGACTCGAAGGATGTTGACTTCATTGCGAACTGCTCTGACGGCGAGCTGCAGCACATAGTCAAGGGACTCAATCCGGCGTGGGCGAATACGTGGTCGTTGAATGACCGGCTGGGGTTGGTGACTATCAAGGACGCCGGGGTCGATGTGGATATCACGCCGGTCCACAAACACTCTGACGACGTTCCATCGTGGCAGGTCAAGGGCTGGCGGCTGAAGGGCGACGCTGAGTCCCGGGACTTCACGATCAACTCGCTGCAGTTGGACCCGTTGACCGGGGTGATGATTGATGCGACCGGGAAGGGTCTCTCGGCACTGGAGGGCAAGACGCTGGAGTTCTGCAATCCGAAGATGTTACCACACTCTCCGCGCTATACGCTCAGGTCGTTCAAGTTCCTTGCCCGGGGATATAAGACGACGCCGGAGACTGATCAGCATATACGGGACAACCTGCAGTATGTATACAAGCTGAAGCCTGAACAGAAAAAGCGGTTCCTTGAAAATCAGGTCGTCCAGAAGGACGGGGTTGAAGGCATGAAGAAGTTCAAGGCCAATTTCATGAAGTACGATCAGGGTGGAGCGATCTGGAACGGACACTTCGAGACGATCTATCAGACTATAATGCGGGAGTTGCGGTGATGGCGTATAACATTGTGGAGTACTGGCGCGGTATCGAGGAAAATCGCACGCTGATCGGGATGGGTGCATGGTATGAGACGCTGGACCCGGATGCGTTTTATGTCGGAGCGAATTGTGATGTGGATGGGGATCAGGTCGGGCCCGAGGACCTTGTCGAGTCGGACAAGCAGCGGGTCTTGACGTACGATAGCCCGTTCGAGGGACCGGTGGAGCGCGAGCTGTACGTGGGTCAGTACTGCGGGATATTGATGGAGGTCCTGTAGTGCGTGCTGGTGGGCCGACCCGGGTGCACAGGGTGTTCACGTTTCGGAGGAGACGGTGTGTGTTGTGTGAGCGTTCGTTCCGCTGGGAGTGGATGTTCAGGGTGGAAGTTGGTCCGTGGCATGGCGGTGTTGGGAATTATATTTACGGGTGTCTCAGGTGCTCTCCGATCCCGGAGGTTCTGGCACTCGTTAGTCATACAGGTTCAAGCATGAAAAAATCAAAGCGAGGCAAGAAACATGATACGCGTACAAAAACTCGATAAGGCACGCCCGAGCAGGCTGCAGGTTGAGCGATTCTTGAGTGAGAACCCGAAGCCGGAGGACTACGAGGTCCATGAGTGGGCCGAGGCGCATGGGTGGAACAAGCACGGGGTCGAGGAGATGATCTATGCGATTCTGGGGTCTTTCATTGGTAAGGGCCGGAGTCAGACCGCGAAGACGAGCCCGGACCCGGAGCAGTTGAAGCGTGGGATCGAGGTCGAGGCCGAGCACACCGATGACCCGAAGCTGGCCGAGAAGATTGCGCGGGATCATCTGGCCGAGATACCGGACTATTACACCCGTCTTGATAGGATGGAGAGTGCAGCGAAGAGTCTGCGAGAGCTGGAGTCTCTGGAGAAGGGGAAGGCGTTGCCGGTCGGGACTATCCGGGAATGGAAGGGAAAGAAGTACCGCAAGGGAGACACCGGCTGGGTGCGCGTGAAGAGTGGCAAGGGTGCAGCGAAGGGCGAGCCTGAAGGTGATGCGCAGGCTGGGGAGCCCCAGATGGATAAAGGTGAAAAGACGGTTTTGGAGAACCGTGTTATGCGGGCGTGGAGCGCGGAGGATTCTGCGAGCAATGACTATATCGGACTCGACGTGGATACACTTAACAAAATTACGGGGAAGTTGAAGCCCGGGGCCTCTGATGAGCAGGTGAAGGCTGCGGTAAAGGCGGTGCGTACGGGAGGGCGTGATTCTGATGCGGCCCCGAAGACGGGCGGGAAGCTCGGGGATGCGACGTATGAGAAGCTGAAGTCGGACATTAAGAACCTGCCGGACAGTGAGGACAAGTCCAATCTGGACGCGATGCTGGAGCGGTTAAAGAAGCAGGCGTCGACGTCGAGTTCACAGAGCATATCTGATTCGGTTAAGGACATTGCGGGTGGGATCAAAGAGGCTGCGGGCAAAGGTGAGGCCGCCGTCAAGGGCGCGGCGAAGACCGTCGAGGCGACGAGCGAAGGCGGCGGTGTGGCCGGGGCTGCCGAGGCAAGCAAGCAGGCCGGTGCTGCCGTGAAGAAATCGGACAAGGGCGCAGCGAAAGGTGAGAAGGCCCCGACCGAGGTGTCGGATCACATGGGGAATGTGGTGAAGGTCCCCGAGGGTACGTCGATGAAACCCGCGAAGGTGAAGGACCTTGACCGGGAGTTCTGGGGGTTTGACATGACGTTCCCGTCCGGGAAGGCCGGGTACGCTCTGGTTGACAAGAAGACCGGGATGCTGGTTGTCCGGGAGCTGGGGGGCAGGCAGAAGGCGATCAATGCGCTGGGTAAGATCGTCGAGAAGCAGGGTGCGGACAAGGTCAGCAAGAGGATCGACGAGCTTCCCGGGGAATACGAGGCGGGTAAGAAGGCGCAGGCCGAGCGCGACGCAGCGCAGGCGAAGCGCGATGCGGATGACAAGGCCCGGATGGAGAAGGAGCTGGCTGCCGAGCGCGAGAAGCATGAGTCCGGGAAGCGTGCGGAGAAGAAGCGCGGCGGGTCGGCGCAGGAGCGGTACGATCAGGCGAAGGCAGATGCGGACCCTGAGTCAATCAAGGACATACTGGACGCGAATGGGTACCGGGTGACTGCCGAGGGCAAAGTCGAGGCCGAGTACTATGATCATTCATCGAGGACCGGGGGATGGAAGGAAGTCCCTGAAGCGGCATTGCGGTCGGAGCTTGATCCGGATGATCTGAAGGCGATACAAACACATATAGAGGCGAAGAAAAACCTGTCGAAGCTCCGGGATGCTGCGATGGAGGCAGAAGGGCAGGGCAAACTATTTAAGGCGAGGAAATTTATGAACGAGTGGAAATTGACGTTGAACGCGAAGCGGAATATCGGGCTGGGGACGACGACTCCGGATGCGGAGCTTGAGGTTGCAGAGACGCCTGCAAAATTTCTCGAAACGGAAGACATGAGCAAGGCGATCGAGGAGCTGCGCAAGGAGGACACGGTGGTCTGGCTGAACAAAGGCCGAGGACTTCCGCCCGGGACAATCCGTGACTGGAAGGGGAAGAAGTACAAGAAGGTCGCTGCCGGGAAGTGGGAGCCTGTGAAAGAGGGCAAGCCCGCTGCTGGTGGTGGGTCGAAGTATAACGCACGTCCGATTTTAAACAAGCTGAAGGAGCTGGGAGTCAAAGACCCTCAGATCAATCTGGATACAATCAAGGGGTGGAAGACCAATCACGGACAGATCGATCTGGGGTATAAGGACCCGGATACAAAGCGGCTCCATTACCTTTCGACGACGGCGCAGTCAAAGACTGTTAAAGAGGCGGTGGAGAAGTATGTGAAGAACTACGGTGTGTCGTCTGGAGAGAGACATGAGTCCGATGCGAAGCCTGCCGGGGACGACGGGTTGTCCGCCGAGGCCGAGGGTATCCTTGAGAGTATGGAAGGAGATTCATCGGGTACAGTAAAAGGTCCTGACGGTGAGTGGTGGTCCGTGAAGAAGCACACCGACGGTTCCGGTAAAGTGTCCGTGGAGCGTGGTGGGGAGAGTCAGGGCGAGTTCTCCAGCATTGACGCCGCCGGGACGTTCGTGGCGAAGAAGTTCCGTGAGGCGAAAGCGAAGAAGTCGCAGGAGCTCCCGGACGATCTCGCGAAGAGTATCAAGCGTGAGGAGCGCTACTGGCAGCTCAACCGGGGCGGAGCACTCCCGATCGGGACGCAGCGTTCCCGCGCCGGGGTGAGTTACAGGAAAGAAGCAGCGGATCAGTGGGTCCGGATTTAACGTGACGGCGTTCGGGATCGTGCGCGGGGGGTTTCGGTGTTTACGACATTTATAGACTGGCTCAATGACTTGCCGAAGTGGTTTCAGATGGTATTCGCGTCCGGCCTGACGTTCATGCTGGGGTACTCTGCGATCCTGATCGTCCGTCGGGGTCTGCGGATCGTGAGCGGCGGTAAGGAGCTGGACATCGGTGGTGACGGGGTTCCGGGAAGGGCGAAGGCGAAGCCTGTCAAGAGCCCGCACGCGATGTGCCCTCATTCCCGGGATGTTGTGACGATGCTGAACCAGACGGTCAAGCTCTTGACCCGGAAGCTGGAGATCAGGAACGTGCTGCTGTTACGCGGGCAGATGAGTTATGCCGAGGAGCGTGGTGATCAGTTGCTGCTGTTGATGCAGGGGATATACATCGACCTGTTGAAGCGGAAGTCCATCCAGCACGCGACTCTGTGTGACTCGTTTAATATCTACCGTCTGGTGTTGGTTGAATTGCGGACTCAGTTGCTGCGTGAGGTTCGGAATATGTTTCGGGAGCACCCGATGGAGGAGTTTGACGAGGTGGAGTTCCGGACCTTCAGTGAAGGGAAGGTCGAGTCGTTGATTGCGCTGGCGAGTTCCATCCTGAACGATCTGTACTTCTACGCGGCGGATGTGACCCGGGAGGAGTTATTCGATGCGAACATGGAGCAGGTAACGAAGATACAGATGGGTCTGCGGGAAATCCTGTATCATGCGCGGAAGGTTTCACAGACGACGGCGGAGGAACTGCGCGGGCTGGACCGAGAGATGGAGAAGCTGATGTCTGATCTGATGGGGGAGTAGCGTGCTAAAAATCTATAGACTGATGATCAAAGGGAAGGCGTACCCGGTTGGTACGATCCGGGAATGGAAGGGTCGGAAGTATCGGAAGGCGTCGGATAAGAAGTGGGTTGAGGTCGTTGATGGGGTGCATGAGGGTGCCCGGCCGTGGCCTGAGCGTGCAAAGGTTCTCGACTGGTGGGCGAAGCTCACTGCGGACCGACGCAAAGAGATCATCGAGAAGGTGAAGGCCGAAGTCGGGCACGACCTGAAGGGCGACACCGATATCGTCAAATATGTACTGAAGCACAAGCTCATGGAAGGGTCGAAGGCCCCGGAGGTGAAGAAGCCCGATGCTCCGAAGGCGAAGCGTGCGAACACGCACCGTGTGTTCGTTGTGCACGTCGACGGCAGCCCGGTTACCGAGTATGACAACCTGACACTGGAGGAGGCGCAGGAACGCTTCCGCCTGAGCAAGGAGGACGCCAACGCTGAGATCGTGACGTGGGACCGGGTGCAGTTGGACGATGATGAGAAGATTATGGGGCGGCCGTCGGTGGCGATGTGGACGCGGCCGAAGCCGGAGAAACCGAAGGTGGTTCCGAAGAAGGCTGAGGAAAAGAAGGTTCCCGGGCTGGACGCCGAGGCCGCGATGTCGGCAACGTGGGATTATGAGTCGGCTCCGTCGATGGAGTATGCGCTGAAGGCCGTTCTGGAGAGCCTGCAGCAAAAACTCGACGCGCTCCCGGACGCGGTTCGGGAGAAAGTGCAGCCGCCGGACGCGGCAGACTTTTATACCGGGTGGAAGCAGCTCAAGGACTTCGAGGACGGCCTGTTGGACTCGAAGTCGATCGGCGCGGCGGGAACCTTGTATCAGGACCTGATGGCCCTTGAGAGTGTGCAGTCCGGTCTGGATGTTCCTTCGAGGAACGCCATATCCAATCTGCGTTATGCGACTGCCGCCGCTGCGCAGTTGAGGCAATCCTACAATGCGATGCAGCGTGAGCCGATCGGGAAGTTGGGGATAACCGGTTCGATGGTGATGACTGACGGCCGGGTTGGACTCCAGTTCTCCGATGTCAATCCGACGCGGCGTTCGATCCTCGTTCTGCCGTACATTCCGATACCGTACGACAAGATCGAGGGGGTCCTGAACAAGTTCGCGGATGAGAGTTCAAAGAAGCGGATCATGAAGTACGTCAAGGGGACCGCCGGGTATAAAGATCACCTGATGGCGACTGATCCGAAGATTGCGAAGCTCGTCACCGCGTTCCGGGATGAGATCGGTCTGGAGATCACAACCGATGCGATCATCCCCGGGAGGGAGGCGAAGCTGTCGGCCCCGAGCCTGCGGGCATTGTTCAAGGTGTTCTCGACGATCTCGTCCGTGGTCAATTTCAAGGACTACGTTCCGTCAGACGGGAAGAAGATGATCCTGCGGATTGCGAAGGCGTCGAAGAAGGCGGCCGGGTTCTACGTCGAGAAGGACCATTCGTTGAATATCTCCCCGTCGTACCCGGGGGCGATCGTACACGAAGCGGGACATTACTTTTTTTACCGGGGCGGGAAGGTGTTGGTCGACGAGTTCAAGGAGTGGGTCAAGGCGTCTGGTCTTGAGCAGAAGATCAAGGAGACATTCAATCCGTCTCATGCGGCGTTCAAGACGTACATCGATCAGTCGTCTGCCGTGGCGTTGTCGGAAATCGGCGGGTACCTGACGGCGCACCCGGACCTTGCCGGGCGTAAGGGTCTGGATGTCCTGAAGTTCGTTGAGATCGTTGAGCCGAGCCTGCGTGCCATGCTCCACAACGCTAATCAGGCGGATGATCGGTACGGAACCGTTACGCCGGATGAGTTCCTTTCGACGCTGCGCAATGCGTTGAATGACCCGGACAAGCATGGTCCTGCGATCGTATCGGAGACGAAGGGAGTCTATTCTGTGGACGATCTGAAATCGATCGTTGACCGGGTACGTTTTGCACCGGCAAAGGTTGTGGACCGAGCGTTCGAGATGTATTCACAGCACCTGTCCGAGGTTACCGTACACTCATTCCGCAAGCAGACACACTCCGACTATTACTCGAAGCGGTCCCGGTATTGGGGCGACGTCAACGAGGTGTTCGCCCGGACCTTTGACCAGTTTATCCGGTACAAGGCGAAGCAGCCGGAGTATACGACGACGGACGAGCGTATGGATGCGGTGGGGGACGCGGCGGACAATCCGTTCGGCTGGGGGTTCCCGGAGGTCGATCCGACCTATGCGATGTTTGAGGACGGGAAGTTCGAGGGCCTGTTGAAAAAGCATTTCGGGCCGAAACTGCTGAAAGCGATCCGGCGTCTGGCGTATGTGGTCGGGCTCCGGCACAGACTGTTCTGAGGGTCGGCCGCTACTGCCGTTATTTTGCGTGGGGCAGCGTCCGATCTGCCCGGGGAGGGGTAACCTACCCGGAGCCTGCGCGGGCCCCGTACAGGGCCTCTGGAAGCGAATACGAGGGCTATGGAAAAGATCATAATTGAGATACACAATCCGGAAGACAAGGCGGAGCAGAAGCTCCGGGCAGTCGTCGAGGCCCTGTCGAAGGCCCTGAAGGTCCCGGCCGAGGTTGCACACAACCATACCGAGAAAACCGAGCCGACGCCCTACCCGGCCCTGCAGGAGCTCAGCGATATTCTGCGGGATCAGGTGCGGGCGGGGCTGCAGCGGGTCCTGACTGAGATTACGACGAAGTGGTTGAGGCTGGATGTCGCGAAGGGGATGGGGGACCATTTCGATGAATTTCGCAAGGCCGTGGGGGATGATCCGTTCATCCTGAACGGGACGACGTACATAAACCCGTCGACCGGGCAGGCCCTGACCCGGGCGGAGTGGGAGGTGATTGCACACGATCTGGACAGTGTTTTCGGGTACCTGTTCGGTGAGGTCGAGCAGTCTCTGGTCCTTCGGGCGATGGCGTTGGGTAAGATATTACAGGGGATGCCGGTCGAGGACCAGATCAGCAAGACGTATACTGACCTGAAACCTGCTGTCGACGCCGAGGTAAAGAAGCTGACGGCCGACGAGGTCTACCGGAACATTAGGGACTTCTCCGAAGTGCATACCGGGGAGTTGATACAGGATATATCGGACAGCGCGCGCCGGGCGGTGGTGTCGTCCATACTGGACGCGCAGAAGAACCGCCTGACGGCCCGGGAGACCGAGCGGAAGCTGTTCGATACGTTCTCAACACTCAACCGGGACTGGCGCAGGATCGCGGAGACCGAGACCGCGACGAATTTTAATAACGGGTATCTGGTGGCCGAGAAGGTGACGTCTCCGGATGAGTTCGTGTTCATGCGTGGGGTGTCCGGGCCGGGGGCCTGTACGTTCTGTGCCACACACATCAACGGACGGATCGTGGTGCTGCTGGATGCGGCCCCGTCCGGTGGTGATGATACGATAGAGGTTGACGGGACCCGGTATACCGCGATCTGGCCGGGTAAGAACAATTTTGGACGGAAGGCCCGGGAGTGGTGGGTTGCTGCCGGGACGCAACACCCGCACTGCAGGTGTACATGGACCCGGTATACGCCGGGTATGAAGAAATACTATGATATGCTCGACGCTGCGATGGCAAAGCAGGCGGGCGCATGATCAAGATTACTGGAGGGGTATAGCCATGCCGAAGAAGATACACGGGAAGCCGGTCGACGAGGCGAAGTGGGAGAAAGCAAAGGAGGCCGCCGCCCGGGAGGGGCGCGGTGACGACTACGCCTATGTGATGGGAGTATACAAGCGCATGGCCGGGATAAGTAAGGCGCGCCTTGTAATTTTTCTCGAAACGCTGCGGAAAGGGGCTCCGCTCCCGATCGGGACCCGGAAGATACACGGGTTCGGGACGAAGCACGCGCAGTGGGTCCGGAAGGACGCAAACGGCAAGTGGGTGTACGACGGCATGGTCACGCCTGCGGACGTCAAGGCATACGAAGACGAGCAGGCCCGCAAGAAACGTCTGGGCAAGATGAAAGACAACATGGAGAAAAAGAAGAAGGAGGAGGAAGAGAAGCGCAAGTCCGGGCAGGCGAGCCCGGTGTCTTCCGATCGGCCCTCTGACGCCGAGCTGGACAAGGCACCGAAGAAGCACCAGCTCTACTGGCGTGAGGCCAGCGATGATGCCCGGGACCTGTGTGATATCACGGGTGTGCTCTGCTTGAACAAGGAGGCCGAGGAGTATGTGTCGAAGAACCTTGACAACATATTCAAGATGACGAAGGAGCAGCAGACCGAGTTCGGGAAGATCGCCCCGGATATACCGATGGGCTCCGATGGAAAGTGGCTGGAGGACCCGCTGTTTCTCGAAGAGGTGCAGGCGAAGATGGAGGAGTTTCTGGCGGAGGCGAAGACCGCAGCATACAAGAAGCGCGTTACGGAGTATGTCCAGAAGAACTGGTACGGATATAATCAGGGCGCTATCGATGCGGCCGTTGATCGTGAGGTTGAGGAGTCGCAGGTGGTTGCACAGCGGTGGATCAACCTGCTGAAGGCGCAAGAAAATGACAAGCGCCTGCTGGAGAAGCTGGGCGAGCTGGATTATTCTCTGCGGGGGACGCAGAGTCTTGACCGGCTCCCGGGGGCACTGGTCTCCACGATCATTCCGGGAGCGGAGTTGCTTGCTGTGACCGAGCGTTGGAGGGACGTTTACAAGGACCTGCCGTCGAAGGTACAAGAGTTTTTTACGGTGCTGGGTATCGATGATGTTGTTTATAATTCACACCAGCATTGGGATTCTGAAACGTACACGTCTTTTGTAATGGGCGCATTGCATCCGGACTATGGTGAGAAGGTTATCAAACCGTGGCTTGAGAAGTACGGGAAGGTGGCGAATACGGGATGGTCTGGGTCATCGTATTCGGGTCCGGTGAAGCAGTACAGTTATGACGATCTGAAGGCTGCCGGGGAGTCCCTTCGGAAGAAGTACCCGGCGATCAGTGCGTTCCTGCAGAAGTATGTGGTTGTCCCGGACTCGGCGTACTCCGTAGATTCGTGGTTGCAGTCACGGGACTACGTTGAGCTCGGAGCGGTCGCGCGGGGTAACGGGGTTAGTAAAAAGGTGCATCTGAACCCTGAGGCAACGTGGCGTGATATTGCGAACGATCTGAAGAGTATGATGCGCGCGAAGACCGTGAAGTGGAATAACGGGATCAACGTCTCCTATCCGAATACCGGTGGATATGTAGGGAAAGGGATGGAGTATTTTGACTCGATCATCGATGCGGGCAGGACGTTGGGGAAGTATCCAATCAACGAGAAGTCTACCATGCAGGCGGTGAAGAACTTGTTTACACCGTATCGAGATGCTATGTCTCTGGAGATGTACTCTCTGGTAGATTTGGATAATGGGTTGGAGCGAATATGTACCGGCGCGGTGCGGGATAGCGATCGACGGTACTCAAACTCGGTCGTGAATTTTGATGTCCGGTTCAAGGATTACGGCGACGCGATGCCGGGGTCAATGGGCCTTGTCAAGTATTACATGGGTAAGAAGATGAGCACTGCCGTTCGTCCGTCGACGCGGCGGTGGCGTTCGTCGAGCAAGGGGTATGGTGGGTGGAAGAAGGACCGGTCTGGTACGGCGATAGAGTTCGGGAAGACCGATGAGTCGGTAAGAAAAAACCTGTTGCGGGGAAAGTTCCACACGACGGTTGCGTCAGTGTCTGAGTATCACCGGTACAATGCACAGTACGTTCAGGGCGTTGCTGCGGCCAGTCTGATGTATGCGGTCGGTGCAAACTGGAACGTGCGGTCTCTGGCGAAGAAGTCCCGGGTTATCCCGGAGTGGAGCTGGGGTCGTCTGAAACCGCACGCACCGAACAATCCAGTGAAGAAGGATCAGCTCATGCTGGGGTCAGACGCCTACCACACGGCGATCAAGGGTATCAGAACCGAACAGCTCGCGATCAGTATGGGAATGAAGACGAAGGGGAACCGGACCATGCCGACGATCGTCCTGAAAGGGAAGGGCGACTCCGGGAAGAAGGAGTGGATGGACAAGATCAAGGCGGACTGGAGTCACCAGTCGTCCGGGTACAGTTCAGACCGGTTGCAGGTCAATGCGGTCATGGAGGTCATGTACCACGACTATTACGGGGACTACAAAGCGATTGAGAACGCAAAGGACAATCAGCAGTACCTGTACCACGGAACGGACTTTCAGGCCGGGGCCAGTATCATTAAAGGCGGGATGCGGGTCGGTTCGGCGAAGAACGGGCGTCTGCTCGGGGATGGTATCTACTTCGCGAAGTCGAGCTCGAAGAGCGCGCAGTACGTGGCCGGGACATTCTCCCGGAGCGGTTCCGGGGTTATGCTCCAGTGCCGGACGTCGATGGGGAAAGTCTCTCCCGGGGATCACGTCCGTGAGCGGGACGATTCTCAGTGGGATACAATATACGGGAAGAAGGGGATGTCTATGAGTTATACGGGGGTCGGCAATCCGCTGCAGCATGATGAGTGGTGTGTGCGCAACCCGAAGGCGATCGTGCCGGTGGCGTGGGTCGACGTATCGTTTAAGTAGGGAGGACTACAATGGCAAGGACGAACCATATCAATCTGGCGGATGCGTCGGGGCAGGTGTACTGCTTCCATGTCGACAAGATCGTCAAGTTGACACAAGAGTTTTTGAACGTGGAGTGCGGGGCCTGTCCGTATTTCAAGTCTGACTCGTACGGGAATGGCGTGGAGTGTTACTTCGATGACGGGTCGCGATCGCTGACGGTTGTTTTCTACGACCCGGCGAATTCTGAGAAGTGGAGTAAGTATGCGGCCGTCCGTCTCGGGCTGAAGACCCGGGAGGAGGTTGACGGGATGTTGAAGGGGACCTCTGACCTGACGGAGCCGAAGGACCTCGGTATTCCCGAGCACCTGACGGCCCCGATCGAGGCGCAGGCCGAGGCCGATCTTGAGGCTGCGGTCGAGGAGCTGGAGGGCGTTTCGAGGAATTTTGCAGACGCTGTCTCGGATGCGTTACAGTCCGAGGTCGAATAAAGTGGTTGACAAACAACGGGAAGTTGGCTATATTAAGCACAAGTTAGTTGTAAGACGCCCCGATACGGATGATGTGAATTGTCCCGACTGCGGGGCCTTATTGTACAAGGTTCTTTATAAGTCGTCAGGGTCTATCATCGAGGTGAAGTGCCGCCGGTGCGGCAAGCTCCATCGGGGACTGTGACAACGGATACACGGAGAGGGCCCTGAGCCCCGGGCGTGACTGAGGTGGACCGCATAGCGGCGGCCTCAATCATTATCGGAGCTCAGGGTCTTTTGTTTTAAGGGGGTGCAATGAGCAGGACAATACAGGCAGCGGGTGGCGATCAGTTTTACTCTCCGTTTGCGTCGGCCCTTGTTAAGGGTGTCGAGGAGGACGGCAAGTGGAACGTGTACCTGCAGGCGTCGAATGAGAGTCGTGATCAGGACTCTGAGGTGGTTTTCTGTAAAGCCCTGAAGGAGGCGGCAGATTACTATCTGACACACGGCGTCCTGTCGTGGGACCACAAGCACAAGCAGATTCACGATCCTCAATACATCATAGGCGAGCCGAGTGACGTCGCATTTACGGACCGGAATGAAACACTGGTAAAAGGGTTCCTGTATAAAGAGAACAAGATTTCGCAGGGTCTCTGGCAGAATATCCTGTCCGGGGCGAAGAAGCTCGGTGCGTCGGTGGGCGGCGGAATAATCCAAAAAGTGAAGGGGTCCGCCGGTGGTGTCAAGGGGATGATAATGCGTGTGATCTGGGATGAGACCGCGATCACACACAAGCCGGTCAATGACGGCACGCTCGGTCATGTTTCGATCATCCCGTTCGCGCAGTTCGCGAAGGCCCTCATGGCAGGCGATGGGGTCAATGCGGAGGCGTTTACCGGGGGGCGCGCGTTGACCCCGGAGAGTTTACAGGGATCGGAGCTGAGCGATACGTTCAACGCGCAGGGCTACTCGATCCCGTACGGGGAGCTCCGTCGGGTGTTTGACGCGTTACTGGCGGCGATCACCAGCGGGAAGGTCAAGTCGTATAACGACGTGATGGAGTTCATCCTGTCCCGGGGGTACCCGTCGAACATATCAGCAGAGCTGATACAATATATCACAAGAAAATTGCCTACAATACAAAATTATTTTGGAGGATAGCAATGACAAAGGCATTAGAAGCCGTTGGATTTGAGGATATGGAGAAGTCCTTCAATGACTCTTTGGAGTCGCTGAAGACTACTCTCAACTCGTTCCAGAAGGCGAAAAAGGACGACGAGGAAGCGAACGAATTCCCCGGCGAAGAAGAGGAAGCAGAAGGCGATGAGGATGACGAAGAGGACGGCAAGAAGCCGACCATGAAGTCTCTCGAAGAGTTTGTCGCTGAGGACGATGCAGATGCGGGTGCCGCGATGGATATCGAGCCCTTCCTGAGATCACTGGTGAAGGGGATCGACGAGAAGTTCGCTGCGGTGAACGCGGCAGTGAGCACCATGCAGAAAAGCATTAAGGACGTTGCGGCTCTGAGCAAGGCGCAGGTCCAGTTCGCGGTGGCGTCTGCCGAGATGCAGAAGGCCGTCCGGGACACCGTTGAGAAGATCGGCGATGCGCCGGTACCGTCACGGTCCGTGCTCAGGAAGTCCGGTGACAGGTTTGAGGCTGTGGAAGCGGCCTCCGCACTGTCCCGTGTCGAAATTCTCGACAAAGCGATGAAGCTCTGCAAAGCAGGCAAGCTCGACGTTCTCGATGTCACAAAGATCGAGGGCAGACTCAATAAAAACATACCCCTTGATGAGCGGCACGTTGCCCTGATCAAGAGCGTTCAGTAAGTAAACAGGAGGCTTACACATGGATATTCTCAATCAATTAGACCTCGGCTACGAGGGTTTTTCCCGGGCGAATGAGGAGACTCTGGATTACCTCAGCAAGGCCCTCTCTGCTGGTTCCGGTGTTGACGCTGCGGCGTTCACCGGTGGCCGGGCACTCATCCCTGAGAGTCTGGACTCGACTCTTGTCAACGTCCTGCACTCACAGGAAGACGCGGTTCTCTTTCAGAGACTCAAAAAACAACCGATCAAGTCGCCGGTCCACCAGTGGGACAAGCGCACCGACGTCGGTGCAAACGACGGCGCGTGGGTTGCTGAAGGTGGCGACTCAATCGAAGGCGAACAGACGATCGCCCGCGCGTATGCGACTGCGAAGTACCTTCAGACTCTCAGGAAGGTTACGCTGCAGGCCAGCGTCTCGAACATGATCGAAGACGCGATGGCTCTGGAGAAAAACGCAGGCGCGCTCTGGATCATTCGGAACCTTGAGAAGGCCCTGTTTTACGGGGACAGCTCAATCGTTGCCGAGCAGCCTGACGGTCTGATCGCTCAGATACCGTCAACCAACGTTCTCGACCTCAGAGGCAAGGACGCCACCAGCGCGGACTTCGTCAACAAGATCGAGCTCGGTGCCCGGAACATCCGCGAGTCATTCGGTAAGGTGACCGATCTCTTCTGCTCGACAATGGTCATGGCAGACGTTCAAAGGATGCTCAGGGACCGCATCCGGTTTACTCCCGGGAGCGCAAACGCGGGTAGCACCGTATTCGAGGATTATCCGACTCCGTTCGGTACCCCGAAGCTCCGCGCGGACATCTTCATTGCTGAAGGATCAACTCCCTCAGCGTCGTCGATTACCGCAAGCAGGCCCGGTGCCCTCACAGTCAACTCGGTGACTCATACCACACACGCAAGCTCTGAGTTTGCGTCGACTGACGCTGGCGACTATGTGTACAAGCTCGTCGGCGTCAACAAGTACGGTGATGGTACGGCGACTGCCGAGCAGATCGTGACTGGGGTTGCTGCTGGCGATCGCGTCATCTTCAACATTACCAACGGTTCCCCGGCATCGACTGGTATCAAGATTTATCGGTCGATCAAGGGTGGCGTGACTGGTGCGACTGTCCGGTACGCGTTTACCACGGCAGCTCCGGCAACCACCGGAGACGTCTACGACTACAACAGCAACCTTCCGGGATGTTCGGATGTGTTCATGCTGACGATGGACCCGATGTACGACGCGATCGAGTGGGCGCAGTTCCTTCCGATGATGAAGTTCGATCTGTACCCGACCAACGCGGCCGTGTATCCGTTCCTCATGCTTCTCTTCGGGACAATGGCAGTGAAGAAGGGCGTGCAGCACATCAGGATTAAGAACGTTGCTCCTTCGACTCTCGGCTGGTTCTAACCATCCGATAAAAAATAACGAAGGAGGAACACGATGAGTTTACGAGACAGGCTTACAATGGGGAACTCGCTGACGCAAGCGTTGATCCCTATCCTTGACGAGCTGATTTCAGCCGTCAACGCCCTGTCAGAAACCGTATTCGTCGGCGAGAATCCGCACAAGGTCAGTGACAGTGTGAACACAGTGACTGTCGCTGATCCTGCTGATGATGACCTCGATGATGTGGCTGATCTGGAACACGCGCTCGATGTTGCCTATGTTGCACACATAGGGTCGACCACGTACCACTCAGCCGCAGACACGACGAACACGCTGACGGCGACAACGACGTACGCGAAGGTTAAGGCCCTCGCGGACGATCTGAAGACTCAGTACAATGCGCACCACGTATTTACGTCGGGATCGGTTCACGCCGGAAGCGGCGATGCGAATACGGTGACTGCAGCGGCAGTGTCAAACAAAGCGACTGCGATTACTCTCTTGAATGATATCAAGACGATGTTCAATCTGCACTGCGCGAACGTGACAAGCTGCCACGGTGCTGCGGACACGACGAACCCGTGTGTGCTGGCCGATCTCACATCGGCGGCAACATGGTCGCAGATACAGGCAATGGCGGACGATCTGAAGACGAAGTACGCAGCGCACCGCGTTCTGACTGCAGGCTCCGTCCACGGTGGCGCAGACTCAACAAATGCGGTTACTGCAGGGGCCGTTGGATCGGTACAGACCGTCGTGAACGCGTATCTGACCGAGCTCAAGGCGGACCTGAACGCGCACATGATCCTGTTGACATCGCACTACGTCAAGGATGACAGCATGAAGGTCACCGCTGCGGCGGCGACCACACTTGCGACGTCCGTGACGCTGGCGGCGGCCATCAAGGCGGCGTTCAACGATCACATCAGCATGGCGAGCGAAGCGGCACTGACGGTGAGCACACTCGACGAGCTGGCATAGGGGGGCATCATGAACCTGAGAGACAGAATGACAATCGGTGATCCGCTCATGAAGGATGTCGTGGCTCTGATCGACAGCCTGACTGCAGCGGTGAGCGCACTCTTGTCGCACGTCTTCTCCGGGACTGCTCCGCACATAACAGACGATACAGCGGATGAGGTCACCACCGCAGACCCTTTGGATGGTGACCTCGAAACTGTTATTGATCTCGAAAAGGCTCTGGAGCTGTCGTATGCGACGCACATCGCATCGGCATCGTATCATCCTGCGGCGGACAGTACCAACGTGACGACCTCGAAGTCGGTGTATACGAAGATCAAGACGCTCGCGGATGAGCTGAAGACTGATTACAATGCGCACCGGGTACTGGTATCCGGGTCGCCTGCGTGTCACGGAGCGGCGGACTCGACTCATGTTGTGTCGGCGTCTGCGGTATCCAGCAAGGCGAGTGCGATTACGCTCTTGAACGAGATCAAGGCTGATTTCAATGCGCACTGCGCAGACACGGAGTCTCACGGTACGTCGACGATCCTGACGAACGCTCTGGCGTTGGTTAACGAGCTGAAGGCGGATTACGAGGCGCACCGGGTTTTGGTCGCAGGCGGTGAGCATGGTGGGGCTGACGCAACGAACGCGGTGACTGTTGCTGACATGACGACAAAGGAGAGCGCGGTGGCTCTCCTGAACGACATCAAGGCACAGTTCAACGCACACTGCGGGACGACTGCCGGGTCTGTACACGGGGCAGCGGATACTGCTAACGTGGTTTCAGCGACCGATCTGGCGTCTGACGCAGCGTGGCAGGACATCGCGGACATGGCGGACGCGATCCGGACCGGGTACGAAGCGCACCGGGTATTGACTGCAGGGTCGGTACACGGAGCAGCGGACTCAACGAACGCGGTATCCGCGAGTGCTCTGGGAACCGTGTCAGGGACTGCTGATACGACAAACACCGTGTCAACGACTGATCTGGGTGTTGCGGCAACGTGGACCGAGATACAGGTTATGGCGGACGCGATCCGAACGAAGTACGAAGCGCACCGGGTATACACTACCGGGGGGCGGCACGGATCAGCGGACGCGACGAACACAGTGTCAGCGAGCGCTGTTGGAGCTCCGCAGACTGCGGTTAACGCACATCTGACGGACCTGAAGGCGCAGTTCAATGCTCACATTTTGTTGCAGACGTCGCACTATTCGATCGATAACAGCATGACTGTATCGGCGGCAGCAGCGACAACTCTGGCGACTTCGATCACGCTTGCAAAGGCGATCAAGGCGTCGTTTAACGAACACATATCCCGGGCAGTGGAGACCGCGTTGTCAATCACTGCACTGGATGATCTCAATATGTAGGGGGCCCTATGGCAACCGTTGAACTCGACGAAATGAATGGCGCGTCTCCCGGGGTGGAGACGGCGGACGTTTCAAACGTTAACTTCGGGAGTACCGACGCTGCTGAACTGGTCCCTGCGTCGTATCCGATTACGGCGGGGGCGGACGCCCACTCCTATGAGAAGTGGCTCCGTCTCCACGTAACCGAACTCGGCGCAACGACCTCGATTGATAACATCAAGGTCTGGGTATCTAACCTCGGTGGTGGGTATAAAACCGGGGAAGGCTTGAGTACCAACGCAAAAACGTCCGGGTACTCTGCATCATCCTACCCCGCAGGGGGTCCGGTCAATACAGACTCTGCGGCTGCGGTCAGCGCAATGCCGGAGAGTGAGCCGATCGGCCCGAACATAGGTATCGGTGGCAGCCTGAGTGGTGCGCTGACCGCAGCGGGGTACAGCGATTACATCGTTATACAGTTGGATGTCACGGCATCAACGCCGTCAGGGTCCTTGAACCAGAAGACCTTGACCTTCCAATGGGATGAGCAGTAAGTTGCGGGTCCGGGGGCGGTAACCCCTTCCCCGGGCGTGCAATTTTTCTATAGATAGATGGGAGAGTGCATGGAGCCGGTATTCATTGTCGCAACCACAGATGATCAGGTTCCCCGGGTTGCCCCATTCCGGGACCTGTACGCATTAAAGCCGACCGTTGTCCACATGACGCTACTCTGGGATCACAACTCATACCACGTACACGTCAAGGAGCGGTACTTTATAATCAATGGGGGGCGGAAGATCGCGGTTCACGATCCAATCGACGACCCTGTAACCGTTCTATATGCCCGGCGGAACCGGCGGTGCGTCGGAGTGAACTCCGGGGATGTTGGCTCGATCCCCGAGGTGTCGTATCTGCTGGGAATTGAGAACACAAGCAAGCAACTATTTTTACATATCACCGGGGACGGTAAATTCTGGACGTGGAAAAATCACAGGTAGGTGACCTATGGCAGTAACATACGATCGATCGAACGATATAATCACGCTGGCGGCAGCGAACGACGAGGTGACAGACGTCCTTGAAGTTGAGGGGATTCTCCTGTCCGGGACCGCAGCAGGAGCGTCTGAGCTGCAGGACTCAAAGGGAAACACACTCTTGTCTGCGAGTCTGACGACGTCGGTGCTGGGTTTTTATCTTCCGCTCCGCAGGCGTGTCAATGGGGTGAAGGCGACGACTCTGGCGACAAACCAGAAGGTATATGTCTATCTTCGGAAGATGTAAATGCCGTCAATCACGAAGACATCTGACGCCGAGGTCATCGGTGGCGGCGTTGTTCCGTGGACAGCGGGAGCTTCCCGGGTTATCCGTCCGTCAATAACAGACGTTGCAAACCTGACTCCGGGTGAGGTTGAGGATCAGGGCGACGTTTACGATGAGACGATCGTCACCACGCTGCGGGGGTATGGTCCCCCGACACGGGTGGCGGCCCCTCTGGGGTGTGTCTACGAAGACGCGACGAACGGTGAGGTCTGGTACAAGTCCGGTCTGGATGATACAGAGTGGTCCCGGTTCGGGGATGTTGCACGGTCGACGACGATATCGGTTCCGGCGGTTGAAGAGATTACGGCGTATACGGTGGTGACCGCGACCGGAGTCATGGCGGACTCGGCGGATGTCACGCACCGAAACATCATCGCCGGGATTGCGAGTGAGTCGTTTATCGCCGGGATATCCGGGGCGGTCGTTACGTCCGGGTATATTGTCAACACAGGGTGGTCGTGGACGAAGGGAGATGTGATTTATTTGAATGGTACGAGCTTGAGCGTAACGCCGCCGACAACCGGGTTCCGGGTGGTTATTGGAACGGCTCTGTCTGCGACTGAGCTTTGCGTGAAGATATCAGAAAGTATATTATTGTGAGGTAAATATGACAGCACGAAAACCGTTGGTACTGAATGGGGGACAGATACAGCAGCTCCAGTCCGGAGACACGCTGGACGCATCCTGTAATGAGGTAGATGTCGTATCGTTGACCAGCGCGGAGTCGAGTGATACAACAACAATCGGGATGCCGGTGTACGTGTATTCGACCGGCGCGTTCCGGCAGGCGAAGGCGGATGCCGTGGGGTCGACGTTGGTCATCGGACTCTGTCGGTCGACGTCGATTGCATCGAGCGCGTCCGGAGATATTCAGCTTGACGGGCAGCTCACGCTGGCTGACTGGACTGCGATTATCGGGAGTGCGACACTGACTGCCGGGTCGAAGTATTACCTGAGTGAAGCAACGAAGGGTATGCTGACGGCGACGCCGCCGACAACCGGGTTTGTGGTGGTTGTTGGGACCGCACTGTCCACGACCATGATCGACATCAACCCGGAACAACCGATCCAGTTGTAAGCCGTGCAAAAAATCTATAGATGAGGTAGCACGTGACCGCGAAGAAGCCACTGGTCCTGTCGTCCGGGGCTGTCCAGCAGATACAATCGGGCGACAGTCTCGACGTTGAAGTCCTGAAGCTGAACACCAGCCCGTCCCACGGATCGCATACCGAGGGGCAGGTGTACTATGACTCTACGTTCAAGACGATGGCCGTTGAGATCGGTGCCGACATTACGCTGCAGGTAGGTCAGGAAACGCAATGTTTTGTGTACAACGGCACGGGATCGCCGATGGTCAACGGGCAGGTGGTGTATATATCCGGGGCTACCGTTGAGGGTATTCCGTCGGTATCACTGGCGATCGCGACGTCTGATGCGACGTCATTCGTTCTGGGTGTTCTGACGACAAATATCGACGCGGGTGCGTACGGGCACGCTACGATCCGGGGGCACGTCGACGATCTGGACACGAATTCGTGGAATGTGGGTGATCCGCTCTACCTGTCCCCGGATACTGCCGGGGCTCTGACTAACGTACAGCCGGTCGGTCCGTACTATGATGTGCGTGTCGGGCGGGTGATGATCAAGAGCGAAACGGTCGGGCGGGTATACATCAATGTTCGCCCGCAGGCCCGGTTGACCGACCTGTCAGACGTTACGATCACGAACCCGACGGTGGATCAGCGTCTCCGGTATAACGGGACCGAGTGGGTCAACGCTGATCCGGTGAGTGCGTCAGCCGGGAACGGGGTGGAGTTCTTCCCGGATACCACGAAGATCATCGCGTCATCCGCTGAGAACGAGTTTTCGTTGGAGACTCTGAACAAGTATCCGGTGAGCGCGGCTGAGGTTGTGGACTCGATTGCCTGTACGTCGAATACGAAGCTGGGTATGGCGTATCTGTACGACACTGCGCTGGGTACGACATCAATCAGTGCCGGGGTGTGGAACTTCGAGTACTATGCGTCGGTCAGCTCGACCGTTGGAGGGCGCGTATCGACCCTGACGAAGCAGATATACCGGGTCCGGCCCTATACCAGTCCGACGGTGACGATTACCGGAACCGGGACCTCGCGGACCTGTACTGCGTCGAGCGGGACGCCGTTTTCGACTGCAGAGATCGATGCCAGTGCGACGAATACGACCGCGTCGTTCGTTCAGACTCCGAAGGGGGTCTATCAGATCACGGCCCGGACCAGTGATACTGAGGTGACGATCGCGACGCCGACCGGGTATGTGAATGAGAGCGCGGTTGCGTTCAGTGTGTGGAAGAAGCTGTTCGGCGCGACGACGGCGGGGATAACCAGTTTAACAACGAATTACTCCCTCTATTCGACGACCAGTGTTCAGCCTGCGTTTACGACACAGGCGACGGACAAGCTCGGGAAAATAATCTTCGCGACGTCGAACAGCACGACGACCGTTAACTATGTGTATCAGGGGACGACGCATTACAGTCATATCACGACGCCATTTGCGGTAGCCCACAACGATCTGGTGGGCCTGCAGGGTGGAACGGCCGGAGAGGAGTATCACCTGACGCTGGCGCAGCATACCGTTGCGACACAGGCCGCGTCTGGGTCACAGGCGGGGTATCTGGCGTCGGCGGACTGGTCGAAGTTTAACGGGAAGGCCGGGCTCGGAGCGAATTCATTTACCGGAGCACAGACGATCGGGGTTGTGGGTGGGACAACCGGAGCGGTGCTATTAAAGGGAACGACGTCCGGGACAGTCACGCTGACGGTGAAGGCGGCGGCCGGGACCTATACACTGACACTTCCGGATAGTGACGGAGACGCCGGTCAGACGCTGGTCTCAGACGGCAGTGGAAACCTGTCGTGGGGAACAGCAAGTCAGTGGACGACCTCGGGGTCGGACATCTACTATACGACCGGGAAGGTTGGGATCGGGACGAGCGACCTCGACGGGTCTCCTGCCGCAGGGGCTCTGGTGGTGCAGGGATCGACGGCGGACGGAACGACGAATATCTTTGTGGGCCGGGACAGCAGCAATGCGAATGTCATAACGATCGATACGAACGGGAAGCTCCTCGGGGGTGAGCTCTCCGGGACATGGCTGACACACCAGATCGAGGTGGCGGAAGACTTTACGATGTCAGCGACGTGTAATGGGGTCAGCGCGGGCCCGGTCAGTATCGCGTCCGGGATCACGGTCAGTATTCCGTCCGGGTCGTCATGGGTGGTGATATGAGTACATTGAATACCAATAAAGTCCAGTCCCTCGCCGGGGCTGCGTCATTGAGTCTGGTCGGTGGGGACCAGACAACCTCACAGCTCATACTCCAGTCGACAGCGGGCGTCGGGACGACCGGGGCGGACATTATCCTGAAGGTGGGTAATGCCGGTGCGACCGAAGCAATGCGGATATTGAATTCAGGGTATGTCGGGATCGGTACGTCAGTTCCTACTGTTCCGTTACAAGTTGAAACTGCTTTTGAGTGGTACAGTGTCCTCGCGCAACTATCTCATAACGCATCCAGTCCAAATTATAGCGTAGGATCGTTGATTTTAACACGATCGAGAGGAACCACGATCGGGTCGAAGACTAAAGTTGAGTCCGGTGATTATCTTGGATGGATTGGATTCAGCGGTGCAGACGGAGCCAATTATATTGGAGGAGCGGCAATATACGCAGTAGTCGATGGTGCAACCGGCACAAACGATATACCGGGGAAATTGATATTTGCGACGACAGCCGATGGTGCGGCGACTACTACTGATCGAATGGTTATTGATAAATCTGGCAATGTCGGGATAGGTACGGCGAGTCCAAACACTAAACTTGAATTACAAACAACAAGTGATGCAACCGATGATGCTATATCTTTATACCGAGCAGGTAACGGTTCAGGATACGGCGTTAAACTACCATTTTTTTTAAATAATTCGTCAAATGCCAGAACAGAGTATGGATTCGTATCAGGGTGTGTAACAACAAACACTGCTGGGTCTGAGAGTGGATATATAGTAATTTATACAAGAACTACAGGGTCACTTACTGAAAAAATGAGAATCACTTCCGCTGGCAATGTCGGTATAGGTACGGATAGTCCGAGTAGTAAATTAGAAGTTGTTGGTGGTGCAGAATTTAACGGAGTGAATGCGAGTTCTTATATAATCGAAGCACAAGGTACTGCCGTAAGTGGTGGTTTTCAGCAATATGGAAATAATGTACAAATAATTTCATACAGAGCGACTTTTGGAGAATTGGGAGGGACAGGAAATAGAGCAGTATATTCAGACGCAGGTGGTATTCTAACAAATAGTTCATCAGACGAGAGATTAAAAACAAATATAAGCCCACTATCTTATGGTTTATCTGAAGTATTATTGATGTCGCCAATATCGTTTAATTGGAAAGAAGAAGAAGTTGAAGATGAAATAACGAAAATAAAGACACAAATAAAATCTCATCTGGGTGAACAAAGAGAAATTGGATTTACCGCTCAGTCAATACAGAACATAATTCCAGAGGTAGTTGGTGTGAATAACGATGGGACTTTATCGCTTGATTATAATAAATTATCCGCTGTTTTGGTCAATGCAATCAAAGAACTCAATATAACAATCGAAGCACAAAACAAACGCATTGAAGATTTGATAACAGATGTAGATAATCTCAAAAAGGTCAAACCATGAGTACACTCAGAACACTAACCATATCACCAGTAACGGGAGACATACTGTCTGTTAAAAATAATCTGGAGACATTGACTACTCTGGTTATTGATACTGCCAATCAGAGGTTAGGGATCGGTGTAACGAATGCGACAACTGCGCCGAGTACGTTGGTGGTTAAGAACGCATCTGGAATGTCGGATGCGTTGGCACTCCTCAATACGGATTGGGTAACGTCAAGCACTGGGTCCGCACTGGTCGTATCTTCTGGGGCTACGTCTGGAGATACATATTGGGGATTGCAGGTTATTGATGCAGGGGGTATGTCATCGAATAATCTGATTTTAAATGGGGCCGGGGGTAATGTCGGGATAGGTACAACGAGTCCGGCAACTACACTATCTGTCAATGGATATACTCAATTAGGGGGAGTTGATTCAACTGTTCCAAAAATAAAGATGAAAAGATTAACCGGAACAACAGCAGAAGCAGAAGGGGGATATGTTCAAATTGCTCATGGATTAACAGCTTCAAAAATTATATCTGTAACAGGACACGTTTATAGTACCGCTGCTTCTGAATATGTTTCATTAGGCGAATTTACAGCGGAGTATCGATGGAGAGTAACCTATAGTGCAACAAATATCGTAGTAACCCTTCATCCGACAGAAAGTGGAAATATATTAAGTCAATCATTTATAATTACTATATTCTATGAGGAATAGATAAATGTCATCCATACTTAAAGTCAATACAGTTCAACCAGTGTCCGGATCATCACTTACTCTATTAGGTGGAACGACAACGACTTCTCAACTGATACTCAAAACCACTTCAGGAGTTGGTACGACTGGTGCTGATATCATATTCCAGACTGGTAACAACGGCGCTACTGAAGCGATGCGGATATTGAATTCAGGATATGTCGGAATAGGTACGACGAGTCCGGGGTATCTTCTTGACATTAAAAAATCAGTTACAGGTCAGTTTACTGGATTAAACATAGAAAATACCGCAACCAGTTCGGGTGTGTATCCAGTAACCGACACCGTTGCGATGTATTTCTCGAAATGTGGTGTAATGCAAGGTGCAATAAAAGCTGGAATAGAATCTGAAGGAAATCTCAACAATAGTTATATGTCTTTCTGGACGTTAACAAACTGGTCTGATACTGAAAAAATGCGTATCACATCCGCTGGCAATGTCGGGATAGGTACAGTAACCCCCCAAGCCACTTCCGGATACACATCGCTTACAATCAATGGAACAAGCGGAGGGATTCTTGACTTATGTACAGGAGACACTAAAGTTTGCGAGCTTGCGGGAAATAATACTGCTTCCTCGATTGCTGTTCCGGGGTCGAGATATTTTGAAATATATACAAACGGTTCATCCAGAGTTATTGTCAGTTCTGCCGGAGCAATTCGATTTCCCGCTTATGGTGCTGGTACTTTGGTTACAGATGGCAGTGGTAATATAACGGCAAGTTCCGATGAAAAATTGAAAGATATACAGGGAGATGTCGAATACGGATTAAATGAGGTTCTTTCGCTTGTGGGTAAAAAATGGAAGTGGAAATCTGCGACGAAATATGATTCCGTAGGGATATATATGGGATATACCGCACAGGGAGTTGAAGCTGTTATACCAGAGGCCGTTGGGCAGATGCAAAATGGAGATAAGACCCTTGCGTACCATTCCCTTCTTCCAGTTTTCTCAAATGCTATAAAAGAACTAAATGATATAATCATCGCACAGAACAAACGCATTGAAGCGTTGGAGAAGAAATAACATGAAGTACTTGATTATAATTATACTGGTCGCCCTGTTCGCAGGGTGCAACACCCCGGACCCGGATCGGGTGACAATCAATATCGACCCGACGGTGCTCCGGCACAGTCACAACGACTATTCATCCCGGGCTCCACTCTACGGGGCATTGGAAGCGGGGTGTCAGATCGTGGAAGTCGACGTGGTACTCAGCCTGTCCGGGAAGATCGTACTGGCGCATGGTGCAACGTGGTACACAACCTCACTGCTGCACTACGGACATTTGGAGTCGAAGTACCTGCGGCCGATGCGCGAGATATGTGAGGATCGCGGGTATGATCTGTACCTGTTTATCGAGCTGAAGGACGGGTCTCCAGCGATCAAGGATATTCTGGGGGAGCTGCTGCGCAAGTATCAGACCCCGAGGCTCCACTACCTGCTCGGTGGGTGGGACTTTGACGGAGCGTACCCGGATCGTCCGGTTCTGTACGACGCGATCATGGAAGCGTACGGGTTTGATCTGAACATTGTATCATCTGACGCGTTCTTCGCTGCGAACGTGGTCGAGACGATAGACTTACCACAACGGATTTTAAAATAACGAGAGAGGGTTATTACAATGGCTATGTACGAGATCAGTGACGACGTGAAGGGGCTCATAACGCAGATGTGCGATATCGCACTGAAGCAGGGGGGGCTGGCGAACAAGCAGGGCGTGGATATCGTTTTGTCAACGCTGGCACGGCCGATCCCGACCGGGGAGAAGGTCACGCCGATAAAACCGGTCGATGCGAAGGGTTAACATGAAGCGGTGCGTGAAGTGTGGTAGTCCGATCATGGGGCACGTTTGTTTGTATTGTGGGGGTTTGGGCAAATGAAACAGTACACACTCACCGGCACTGACGGACGGCTCACACTTCCATGTACCGAGTTCCGGGCTCAGGCGTACATGAACCAGTTCGGGGCGTTTGAGGGTAAGAAGCCCCGTCCGCAGCATGAAGCGTTCTTGCTGCGGTACCTGTCCGGCGGAAAGGAAGACATGAAGGAGCTCGATCGCAGGATCAAGGACTCGGTTAAGGAAATCAAGAAGGCGTTCAAGAGTATGAAACCGAAGAAGGTTCATACTGAATTACCCGACATGGATTATACGGAATGGCACTCAACTTTGAAAAATTAAACTCGTATCAGGAGTGGGCCTGCTGGAAGGCGTATACCGTTGCGACCAGTGATATATTCACGTCCGCAGCTCACGGCCTCGAAGACAACGATACGATCATGGTGTATCCGAACTCGGGGGTGTTGGCTACACCACTTACAATGGAGACGTGCTATTACGTCAAACGGATTGACGCAAATACGTTTTACCTTGCGCTGACTCCCGGTGGTACGAATATCAATATCACTGCAGTGGGTAGTGGTGCGCAGCGTTTCTACCGGAGCCGGGACTATCGAGTCTTTACTGCGGGGACGGATAATATTATCACGTCTGCCGCGCATAAACTGGTTGAGGGTGATATCATCTATCTGGCGACGAACGGAACGCTTCCGGAACCGTTAGTTACACGCACTCCGTACTACGTCAAATATATTGATACGGATACATTCAAGGTATCGCTAACGTCTGGGGGGGCTGAGGTTGATATAACCACGACCGGAACGAATACACACTGGTTTGTTTTTCGGATTGGATATGAGTATATCCACATCGGTGATCTGGTTACAAACGCTACGGCTACGGCCACGGGAATTATTACGTGGTTGTACAGAATACAGTTTCAGATGGGTGACGTATATCAGGCGCAGATACTTGTGGTCAGTGGATCATTTTCTGCACTTGACGAGTGTACGACGAATAACGGCGGATTCTTTGTTTTGTACGGGACGCCCACGACGGCAACGGAAGACACGATTGTCGTTGACGGGACTGATGACGCGGACTCCACGGCTAATCTGACCGGGGCGATTTCTTCATCGGTTGAGACCCTGTATGTAACCGATTACTCGGTACTTCCTGCACTCCGATACATCAGGCTGGACTCTGAATGGATATTTATTTTGGCCGCAGTGAACGGAAGCGTGTCCAGTACGTTCGCGACGGCATCGTCCAATCGTTTGTATAAGGTCGGGCATGGGTTGTCGACCGGTCAGGTTATACGGCTGACGACGACCGGGACGCTTCCGACCGGGCTGTCAACCGGGGTCGGTTATTACGTGAAGAAGCAGGATAACAATTACTTTACGGTCAGTTTAACGCTGGGCGGGGATGACGTTGCGGTCACGCATCCGTCCGGGTCCGGGACACACACCTTTACCCTTCAGGACGATCTGACGGTCAAGCGGGGGATGTTCGGGACGACTGCTGCGAGCCATGCGGATGATATTGATATTTTCATCCTCAATGAAAATATTGCAGATGCTATCTGTATCGAGGATGCGGCGCAGTCGTGGGGGCTCTGTGATAAGTCGTCCGGGAAGTATTCCATCGGGGCTCACGTTATGGTCGGTAGGCCGGATCAGACGGGGAAGACGATCGCGTTGTCGGTTTTAGATCGTGTGACCAGTCAGAATTTATACGTGGCTGGTGATAAGACGTACGGAACCATTTTTCAGTCTGGCGTTGGGTGGGTTGACCCGGGCGTTGGGGTGTATCAGGGTTTATATTTTAACGGGTGCAACTGGTTGTTCGATGATTTGTTTCAGTTTAGAGACTCCCTGATGAACATTTACGGGGGGAGTTTGATTGCGGCCCCGGCCGCGTCGTGGACACAGTGTGGTGCGTGTAATATTATGACGGCATCGTTAGCGTCGTTAGATTATGGCGGGTTTCCCGTTTTCAGCAACCGACAGGCGTGTAAAGTATATCGGTCGTGGGTCAACAACCAGAGGATATCAGTGTCGTCAATGGAACTGGACTGGAGTGGTATATACATTAACTATAAAATCCGGCAGGAGTCAGTGTATTTCTTGGCCAGTGGTGGGGACTCAACGGTACGTAATGTTGAGACGGTCGACTCTACATACGACGTGGGGATGTTTGCGTTTGCCGCAGGTGGGACAAAGACGTTTATTGACTGTGATGTCAGCCTGAGTTTTGGTCAATATCTCGCCCAGATTACCTGCATCCATCAAAAGTCACTGAGCATGAACGCGATAACTCCTGAAGGTGTGGCTGTTCCGAACGTCAGCATTAAAGTCTATGACAAGAACGGGGTTGAGGTTGTAAACACAACTACCGACTCGTTAGGGTGGTGCTCTGAGAAACTGGTGACGGTGTACAATACAGACGATGACGTCGACCTGAACCCGTTCAAGTTCGTGATTACAAAGCCGGGGTGGAAGAGTAAGGTTTTTGATCTTCAGGTGCAGGAACCGAAGCGGTTAGAGTTCACGCTAATAAACGACGAACGCAGTGAGGATGAATAATGATCAGTTTTGACCTTGCAATAACTCCGGTACTCAAAGCGTCTCTCGATACTGATGAGGCGGGGGTTACGGTTACTACGTATAACCGACTCACAGGTGCGACAGTATCTCAATCATCGAGCACTGCGACTCAGGACCCGGCAGCGTCGGGTCGGTGGAAGTGGTCTGTGGCGTTCTCCAGCCCGCCGACGTATGGACTCAACCAGTATTCGACGAAGTTCGTCGGGACGACGTATGGGCAGGTCGTCTGGATCGAGTGGGACTGGAGCTGGGACCGGGCAAAGTACAAAGGTGGTGTACACCTTGATACAACCGGAGGTGGAACTGCTGGGACCGCCTATCCTACGGGTACGGATTTCCAGCCTGTATCCAATCTCGCCGATGCAATCACGATCGCATCCCGGATCAATACGAAGGTTATCCGGCTGAACGGTTTGCTGACACTCGCACAGTCTGTTGCGGGGTACTCGTTTGAAGGTGTCGGAGCGAAGGAGTCAAACATAATTACACTCGGCGGTCAGGACGTAACGGCGACTATGTTTACGGATGTGACCCTGACCGGGACGCAGGGGACTGGTCTCTGTTATACGTACGGGTGCTGGCTGAATGGAATTACTGGACTGAATATGCACGCCGAGTTCGCGAAGTTATACGGCGCATTTACGATGGCGATGACGGGGCAGTTCGCCTGCGCAAATGGTAAGGCGCAGGGGACGTCTCCAATCACGTTTGATATGAATGTGGTGAGTGGTGTCGGGATCGTTGAGGCCGACGGGATATTCGTATTCAGCAACCTCGGGCACCCGTCCGGGTACATCGCGGTAACCGGGAACCATAACACGACTGTTATGTCGTCAGTAACCGCAGGGACCATCATCTTCGCGGGTCTCGGTGATCCGACGATCCTCGGGACGCCGTCTCTGTACATCAACCAGACAATCCCGGACGCCTTCTTCAACGCAGGGCTCACGGAGTATACGACTGTCGGTACCGGCGGGCACGCGCTTGCGACGATGGGGTTCTCCGGTAAGGTCTGGATCAATACATCCACGGGTAACGCAGGAACCGCATATCCGATCGGGACTCAATTTTATCCGGTGTCCAACATCACGGATGCACTGACGATTGCGGCTGTATATAACTTTAACAAGATATACATCATGGGCGATGTAACGTTGGGTGCAGCCGTAGACGGGTATATCTTTGAGGGTGAGAATTATTCCGTGTCGTCGCTGGACTTGAACAATCAAAGCGCGAACGGATGTACGTTTACCAACTTAACCCTGTCGGGGCAGGTGAATAGTACAGGGATATACACGGTGGCCTGTTACCTTGATAGCATGACGAACTTTGTCGGGTCTATGGATAGCTGCACGATCGGGGACTCAATCACGAAGAAAGCGGCCGCAGCAGTTTCCGGAACAAACTGCAATATCTTTTCGACGACCGGGACGTACGGTGTGATCGATTTTCAGAACAGCGCCGGGAATTTTGCAATGATGGGGCTGTCAGGGTGGGCGGACATTCAGAATTTTAATGATGCAGCGGCCGTTCTGTATTTTTCAGGGGATACCGTCAATGTTAACCTCGGGGCAACCGTGTTGAAAGGGACGGCCATTTTTACGGGAAGCGGGAACATTATCGGAGCGACGGGAAGGACACTCCTCAATGTTGCTGAATTTACGAAGACGAATGTTGACGGCGTTCCCGGGGAGCTGAATGTCGTCAACCAGTTCGTACCGATGGCCGTGGCAGATATCTATGCGGACAATCATCAAGACGCGGGAACGGTAGCGAAAGTTATATCAACGATTGCGGCCAACGTAGGAACTCCCGTTGCGTTAGACGGCGGGAGCGCGACCGTGTCCGGGATGCTCACTAAACTGGCAGACGACAACGGCGGCGCGAGCTTCGACGCCGAGACGGACAGCCTGAACAAGGTGCGGGACAAGGTGGACGCGCTCAATAATATCACGGCAGCGGATGTGTGGGCTGCGGGCACCCGGACCCTGACCGGGTTCGGTACGCTGGTTGCGGACATCGCTACGGCGGTGTGGACGGCGGCTGTGCGGACCCTTTCGGCGTTCGGGTTCACTCAGGAGGTCAGGGATTCGATGAAGCTGGCACCGTCCGGGGGTGATCCTGCAGCCGGATCGATTGATGAGTCTTTAACTGCGGTGGTATCTGCGGTAGATGATATGTACGATGTGTCGCTGGGGACATGGTCCCTGCAGACGCCGAACCTGCTAATTTTCTATAGACCGGACGGGACCACGGAGATCGCGCGGTTTTCGTGTTACGATATCGACGACAACCCGACCCTTGAAAACATTGCCCGGGTGGTGCGAATATGATGCGCAAGTCCTTCATTGTGAGCTATGGGTACAAGAAGGCGGCGCAGTTCGTTGCGCGAGGTCTGTGGGGTATATGGCCGACGAACGCCGGGATCGGGGTTATCGTAAGCGCGGTGGTCAATATGTTTCCGACGATAGTCGGGCGCAGTGTATCGAGGAGGGGACGGAATGAATAGGCTGAGTATAGTTGTCGATGATGTCGGGCTGGTTCTGCAGGAGTATGATCAGATAAAGGTTTTCAGATCGACGACGCTGGCGGGTGCGTATGTTGAGATCACAACGTCCACGACCCGGATTACCATACTGCCGGAAGACGAGGTCTACTACTACACGGACTCGTCCGGGACGTCGGGGTCGTGGTACAAGACGTGTTATTATAATTCTGGAACCGGGACCGAGAGTGATCTGTCGTCTCCCCGGCAGGGTGGTACGGAGACCGAGAAGATCGGATATACGTTCGGCAACTACTCCGCGCCGCCGGGAGAGTGGGGCGAGCTCATTACCCCGGATGATCTGCGCTACTCCTATATGTGGGGTGTGGACATGACGGCGGACGACGTGGCGCAGTCTTCGATGGAGGATGCGCAGCTCCGGTATTACATCATGACCGCGATCGGGGAATTCGAGTCCTATCTTGATATGGATATCCTGCGCAAGGTCTATAAGACCAACCCGGACTCTGAACTGGTTCGTTCCCGGTTCTGGCGTGATGGTGTTGACTACACACACGAAGATGACCCGTACGACTTCCTTCCGGAGGAGTGGCGCAATAATGGGTTTGTTCTGCTGCGGCACTTTCCGGTGATATCGATTGAGCGCGCAGTGATGTATTCACAAGTCAAAACCGAGGTGATTGACCTGAGCGCGAATGGGTGGATCAGATTGAACAAGGCGACGGGTCAGGTCCAGCTCTTTCCGACCAGTGGAATGATGTACGGACCGTTTGCGGTCGGAGCCTATCCGTGGCGTCTGATTGGATCGCATTATCCGGAAGGGTTCGAGTTCGACTATACAACCGGGTACTCGTCATCGGACTTTGTTCCAGAGGGTCTGCGGGCCGCAATCGCGAAGTGGGCGACGGTGCTGGCCCTGAGTGTTATCGGAGATGGCCTCATGGCAGGGTTCTCGTCACAGTCGGTATCACTGGATGGGTTGTCAGAGTCATTCAGTTCGACGCAGTCTGCGACGAGCGCGTTCTTCGGTGCCCGGATTAAGCAGTATCAGGATGAGATCAAGGACTGGCTGCAGCGCAACCGGTATAAATTCGGGCGGGGCCCGTCATTCGGGTTTGTAGGAGTATAGTGTGGAACTGAGCGGGAACGGTTTCAATACATTCCAGAGCGTCGCGGCGTATGAGTCCGCCCTGCGGCGGCACGGACAGTGGGTACGGTGGACCCGGGCAGTGGTCTGTCCCTGTCTGAGTACGTCGACTAATCAACCGAGCCCGTCGTGTTCCTTGTGTAAGGGCCGTGGGCGTGTGTATACCACACCAGATCGGTTTACGGTGAGCTGGGAGTCGGCGAAGCATAACAACATGGGGAAGGTCTTCCCGAAGATGGGCAGTGTTGTTGTGGGAAGTGTATCGGTGTTCCAGCGTGGTGTGGAGCTACCGCTGGCGTCGGTTCAACCGGCTGACGGGAGTTATGTGCAGCTTGCGGCCCCCTTTCCGGCAGAGTGGGAGCTGCTGAATATGCGGTATGATTACAGCCCGATCCAGAACGCCCTCGATGAGACACCGACGGTGATCGCGACCAACGTGCTGAAAATCAGCAGCCCGACGTTCCAGACCCGGGGCCGGTGGTATGTGGGCTCTATCCGCCGGGTGCGTGCCGTGACGAACATCACAAAAAATGAGTCGTATACAGTGTCAAAGTACGAAAAAGACTTTATTTTTTTAAGCAGCATGGGTACATATACGTCGGGGGATGAGCTGTTGGCGTCGTACGATTATGTGCTGCCATTCAGCTTTATCGTGACCGGTATCAGTCAGAAGATGCGGTATGAGAAACCGTATATACTGGACGAGGCATCCGCGCAGCTCATTACGCCATACTACTGCAAAGTGTCACCGGATGATCTGCTCACCGCATTGAGCAAGGACCAGTATGGCACCGCGATCGTTGACCCGACGCTGACGGTTGGGAATGATGTGTTGAACAACTACTTCGATGTGGTCCGGATTACGCGGATTGTGGACCTTGACGGGGTGGAGCATGACGTCGATACCGAGGTTACGCTGGTGGGGCGGAATGAGATCAGTTGGGTCACCGCGAAGCCGACGAAGAAGTATAGCGTGCAATTTTTCTATAATCCGACGTACATCGCATTGCGCGATTACTCGTCAATGCGAGTGTCGGAGAACAAGGAATTTGTGAACAAGATCAACCTGATGCAGTATGATATGATCAACGCGAAGAGGACCTTCTGATGGCAGAAATGAAGGTCGGCGTCGGTGTTCACATCCCCGGGTTTGCAGCCCTGATGTCTGATAAGACCGTCAGGCAGGCGTTCCCGACGGTTGTGGATCGATTGAATGATCTCGCGAAGATGTATCAGGAGACGTGGCGCAGGTATGCGCTGGGAGCTCCGATACCGACCTCGGGCGGCCCCCGGGTGATAAACAGCAGGGGTGAGTACGCGAAGTCGATACAGGTGGACCTGAGCAACGATCTGGAGAAGGTGATTTACACTGATTACAAGGCGCACAAGTACATCGAAGACGGTCATCAAGAGATCGATCTGAAGCCGGGCCTGTTGTCCGGCCCGAAGGCGCGAACCGGGGCGAACGGGCCCTACAATATCGTGGCCTTCCGTCATGGGGTTCCGGGGACCCTGTCGACCAACAAACCGATGCCCCTGAACGTGTACAATATGGTCAATAAATTCAGTCAGAGTAAGGTCACCGGGCAGTATACCGACGTGAAAGGGGTCGTGCGAAATACCTATAGATGGGGTGACCGGCTCGGGTCGTCCGGGGCCCCGGAGACGAAGAAGATATCCCCGGAGATGCAGAAGAAACTATCGCAGGCGTACGGCCGTCCGGTGTCCGACACGTATACATGGACCGCAGGCAAGCGATCCAGCATGGTGCGGATGCAGGCGAATACGCAGAAGGCGAAGAGTTCGTCGTACATTACGTTCCGCGTGGTATCCATGCGTAGCGATCCTGCTTCGTGGATCGTTCCGAAGAAAGACCCGATACCGATCAGGCAGGCAGTTGTAGATACGATGCGGCCGATCACTGATCAGGCAATCGCGGACGCGTTCGAGACTGACATTGCCCGGGCGAAGGGGGTTGACGCATGACGAAGATGTATAAAACCGCGAACGCGTACGTTGTCCCGCAGGCGAGCACGGTTCCCGTATGGGTTATTGAGTCCGGGAACCCTGAGACTGTACTGGTACGCCTGCTCCGGGAGTTTTTCCGGGAGGTTGATGTCAACGGTATGTATGCCGGGAACTTCGGTGACGTTCGTGTGGATACGGTGCACCCGTTTGCCATGTTCCTGTTTCAGGACGTCCTCGGCCAGCAGCTTAACCTGAACGTCTTCCCGAGTGTGACTGTGTCAGATACCGTCGAAAATGAAACGTTTGAGACGCTGGGTCGCGAGCATGAGATCGTTCTGGTGACTGCGGAGTCTGTCGCCGAAATGGAGGGTCACAAGGCTGAGGGCAGGCTGCTGGCGTCTGACGCGGCGTTCGCCCGGCTCAAGGTGGCGGCTGCGGGGGCGACCCTGATCGGAGAGCGGGGGTGGTACAGTGCATCGCATCGGGTGGACATCAATATCTGGGGGGACAACCGTGAGGTTGTGTCTAACCTGTACGATATGGTGCGGCTCTGCATTAACACGCGTCGGGGGTACCTGCATACACAGGGGATTGACGTCATCGGTACGCTGGATGGTCGTCGGTCCGGGGATATCAACGTCGAGTTTGGGATGTTATTGTTTGGAAGTAATATAACTATACCGTGTGTTTTACATTCCGGCGCAATGCGGATTGAACTGCGGTCTGACGGATTGATCGCGTCGGTTGACACGACGACCGTCGATGAGTCGTACCACACTACATAGGGGGTTAGTATGGCGCAGAAAAAGGTAACGGAGTTCGATGACTTCGCTGAACCGTCTGAAGGCGTGCAGCAAGAAGTCCAGAGCCCACCACAGGCGGTGCAGGGAGGGATGTCACTCAGGGAATATCTCGAACGCTACTGCCCTACGTGGGACAAGTATCAACGCGCGTGGATTAACGCCACGAATCCTGATCTGGTTATCCGGACGAAGGAAGAGTGGGATGAGCGTGCAAAAAATCTATAAATAGGAGATAGCTATGGGAGTTAGTAAGCGTACGTTTCAATCGGCTGGACAGATAAGCCAGCATCTCATTCCCGGTGCGTACTCAAGGATTGACAGTGTTAAGGGGGCCGTTGGGTTCGCGAGCGCGAACAATGGCGTGATTATGGGGTCGTGTACCGGCGGTGAGCCCCAGACCCTTCTCCAGTTCAATACCCTCGGCGACGCGATCCGGACACTCAAGGGCGGGGAACTCATGGAAGCCATGCGGCTCGCTTTTAACCCGGGGCCGGGCTATGTTCCGCAGAAGCTCTATGCAATGCGGGTCAACTCGGCAGTACAATCATCAGGGCACCTGCTCAACTCAACGGACCCGATGATAAAGCTGGAAAGTCGGGACTATGGTCTCGATCAGAACCAGCTCAACTTCAAGATCGAGGCAGGAACCACTGCAGGCAAGAAGATCACGATCGTATACAAGACGAAAACCGAAGTTCACGATGACATCATTCGGAACTCGTTCAGCGTCGTGTACGGCGGCGGTGCCTGTACGATGACCATCGTCAACGACAGCACGACGCATACGCTGACGACGAGTGTTGGCGGGATCAGTCTTGACCTGAACAGTTATCCAACGATCAACTCCGTTGTTGCGTACATCAACACGGTGACGTCGTTTACTGCTGCTGCGGTGGCCGGTCAGGAAGACGCGAGCTCGCTGGAGCTGGACTGTGTGTCTGCGCAGAGTATCGCGACGTCGTATACAGCACAGTCGACACATCAGGCGATCATCGATACCATCAACGACTATTCGTTGTACTTCACCGCTGAGGATGAGAGTGCGGCGGTCGGTCGCAAGATACCGGCCCTTCCAGCCACCGCGACGTACTGTACGGGTGGTAGCGAAGGTTCGTATACATCGACCGAGTGGGGTACCGCGCTGACTGCGCTGGAGGCGGAAGACATTCAGTTTGTGGCTACGCCGAGTACCAGCAGCGCAATCCACGCGCTGATCAAGACGCACTGTGAGTCCATGAGCGCGGTTACCGGCCGGAAGGAGCGGCAGTTCCTCGTCGGCGGTGCATGGGGCGACTCAGTGGCGTCTACGGTTACGCAGGCGGGCAACCTCAATTCATTCTGCGGCCTGTTCGCATACAACGGCGGAACGCAGTACGACGTCAACGGCGTCCTTCAGAATTATCCCGCGTCGTATACCGCGTGTATGCTGCTCGGGATGACCTGTGCGATCGCAATCAATATGCCGATGACGTTCAAGATGCTTAACTACATCGACCTTGAGCACAAGGTCAGCGATGCGTACCTTGAGACGCTGATCGCAGGTGGTGTATGTCCGATCAACTACAACTCTGCGGGTGTTCCGCACGTTGTCCGGCAGATCACGACCTATCAGGCGGATGACCTCAAATACAACGAGTTCTCCGTGGTCAAGGAGATGTTCTTCGTCTCCCGGGACCTCAGAAATTATCTGGAGGGGATGTTCGTCGGTCAACCGGGCCTGCTCATGGATGGTGTTATCCGGGGCGCGGTTGAGAACAGACTCAGCGGATACAAGGAGCTCGGGGTCTTCGTTACTGGAGACGAGGGGGCATACTGGAACGTGTCAATATCTCTGGTGAGTGATCAGCTCATTGTGGACTACGACGCGTACATCACCTGTCCGATCAATTTCGTGTTCGTGACTAATCACTTCCACGAAATTGTGGCGACGGTATAGGAGGAGCATTATGGCTAAATTAGTATGTGGCGGTGCGTGGGTGCAGGTTCTGATCGACGGCGCGGCTGTCGGTCTGGCATCGAACGCGTCATACGATGAGGATTGGGTCGTTAACCCGTGTAACGTGCTGAACTATCACGGACCTGTTGACTATGACAGTCAGGGGTATTCGTGTACGATCACATTGGGGACGTTCGTTCCCGAGATACCCGGGTCAGGTCCGTGGGCGGATGGCGGTGTGACGGCACTGTCCGATTACCTGCCGACCAGAAGCGCGGTCCAGTCAAACGCGGGGAAGCCGAACGAGTTTGGTATGATGCAGTTTCTGAATACTGCAGAGGGGTCGATCATTAACCAGTTCAAACGGGTTATCATCGCCTCTAACGGTATCCAGATTGCACCGAACTCGTACGTCACGGCCAACATCCGGTTCATGGCGATTGAGCGGACGACCTAACCCGTCTATAGAAAATTTGCAGGGGTCCCCGGAACTTCGGGGGCCCCGCATTAAAACAAGGAGAGAGAGATTATGTTTAACAAAATGGAGAAGGATGATGTTATTACCCTCGGAAAGAGTATCATACGGGAGTCGGAGCTGGAGATACCGATTCAATACAAGGGAGAGACATTCACACTGAAGTATGCAAACCTGTCTGTACAGGCTGCAATCGAGGCGGAGATCGCCCGGAGGCTCGGTGGGTATCCCCGGGCGTCGTATACAGCGGAACACCTTGCATCCGTTGAAGCGTGTGTCGTGATTGACTACACCTACATACCTGAAAAGTGCCCGAAGTGGTTCCGTGGTCCGTGGACGTGTCTGGACGAGGAACTGCTCGGAGAATTATACAAAGGATACTTTCTCTTTCGCGACCGATTTCGAGCGAAGCTCCAATCGGGCGGATTTGAAAAGGGTACATGAAGCGCATTTTATCGACCTATGGATCATCGAACACTTCAGAGTGCTGCCAACCGATCAACGGTTTCTGGAGCTGAGCCAGAAGCAGAAGGACCTGCTGTTTGTCTCGTTTCTCGAAATGCCGACAGACTCGGTCATGCGTCAAACGCACATCGAGTCAAAGCGGTTGGCGGAGATCGACGACGATACGGCGACGAACCTGAAAAATCTCGGGTACACCGACGCGCAGCTCGCAAAGATCAGGGCGCAGCTACAACTGGCCGGAGTGGAGGGAGACGTTGGACATATTTAACAGCATAAAACTGTCCGCTACGGGCGGTGATCAGGTTGTCAAAGAGATCAAGAAGATCAAGGACGCGTTCGACGACGCGGCCGGTGCCGGTGATGCCGTCGGTACAAAAGTCAGTGCGCCGGTAACGAAGCCGGGAGCGCAGCAGCAGGACCTCGGGCTCTGGGGCCGTATCCGGGACTTCTTCTCCCGGAGGGAAAAGGAGAACGCTGACCGCGTCCGGGACAAGACGAAGGAAGGCGCTGAAGCATCTGAAAAGCAGTCTGCCCGGGCAAAGGACAACGAAGAGAGGCGCAACCGTGCTGAAGAGCGTAACCGGAAGAACCTCGGGCAGAAGGTCGGTGGTGTCGCGGAAGGTGGGGCCCGGGCCGGTGCCGGGTTCATCGATCCGCTCTCGGGTGACCGCGCGGACGCGTTGCGGGCGTGGAGCGGGTTATCATCGCGTGCGGGGGAACTGGCGAAGGAGTATTCTCACCGTGCGGCCGAGAAGGCCACAGAACGCGCGAAGACGACCAGCGATACAAAGGGGCTCGGCGAGACCGCAAAGGAGACGAAAGAAACCGGAACCGAGGAGGCTCCGCGTGAGCCGGGCCGGGTTCCACGGTTTTCTCGACTCCGCAACGTATTCCGCCGCCGGAAGCCTGCTGAAGACGCCGCTCCGGCGGACGAAGGGACGCCTGATACGCCTGCTGGGGGTTCGTCGGACAATGCGGCACCGATGAAGTCGCTCTCCGGGGGCCTGAAGGCAATGGCCCCGGCTGCGATGGGGGTTGTCGGTGGGGTTCTCGCTGCCGGTGGTGTGGTCATGTCGGTTATCTCCACGCTCGCGCACAAGGAGATCGAGCGTGCGTCGATGCTCTGGTCGTCGGGAATTTCGCAGCGTCTTACCGGCGGCCCCGGAGGTATGGGAAGCAATTACTCTCGATTGCGCAGGCAATACCTTGATTATGGCGCAGAGGGTATTCCGCAGGGATCAATAACGTCATTCTACGGGGCGCTCGGTTCGTCTGGAGGCGGATGGACCGGGGCCCGGACAGGTCAGGGACTCAATGTGAGGAACGCGCTGGCAACGTCCGCCTATTATGGCGTAGAGGCTGGGGCTCTGGGGCGTGCGATTGGTATCCGTCAGCAAGCGGGACTCTCGAATAACCCTGACTATATGCTGGGGACAACTGCACTGCCACAAGGTCTGATGACGAAGTATGTGACCGTGGTCTCCGGGGCAGTCGAAGAGGGGATGAAGCGCGGTATGAACAAGGGCGCGCTGGAGTCCTTCACGTCGGGTACCGCGACGCTGATGAACGCGGTCATGTCGGCGCAGGGCGGGAACAAAGCGTACGGGACCGCAGAGGCTCTGGTGTCAGGGATACAGTCCCACTACTCCGGCGGGTCTCAGCTCAGCAGTGGTAAGGAAGTCATGCAGTTCCTTCGGATGCGGAAGCCGGGAGAGGATTTTCTGGAGACGATGGAGCGCGTTCGGAACCCTACCGAGGCCCTGAAGTCTGATCTGTCGTGGATCAAGCAAGCCTCTGGTGGAAATAAGACCCTGATGCGGAACATGGCGGCGGGCGTCTTCGGTGAGCTCGCCCCCGGGTTGAATACGACGCTCATTGACAGTGCCGGTGCGTTCATGGGGGATACGAAGATGAAGGAGCGCGGTCGGGGCTTTGTCGGGATCGGTGCGCTGAGGGGTGACCGTGGGGCGGCGGTTATCCAGACATCGCAGACGAAGATACTGGCGGAGGCCGAAAGTTCGATGGTCAATGTCATGAGTAAGGTCAACAACGCGACGCTGGCATTGGTCAATGCGTTTTCGGATGGTACACCGTCAGTCAAGAAGATCGCGGCGGCTCTGGACAAGATTGACCTGAAGACCGATGTGAAGACAAAGGTTCCGACAGGGAAGGGTAAAAAGAAATGATGACCGATTTCACATCCGGGAAGCCGTCCGATGCTCCCGTTATCCGGCAGATGGATGTATCTGTCAGTGTTGATATCTGGGATTGGGACATTGGATCATTGCTGCAGACTATTGATATCACACAGTCTGTGCTCAGCTTTACGTGGACGAAGACGATGCGTACTGCGATGGGTGGGTGTACTATGTCACTGACGCCTGTCATGCTGAACTCGGTCGGGATACCGATGCACGTCTTTGATATGCTGCACGTTATGGATGTGATCAAGATCAAGGAGTTCGGAGTTACGAAGTTTCAGGGGTACATTCGGAGGATCGCGACGAATGGGTCAATGGGTTCAGACGGGAAGCCGCAGCGTACTGTTGTCCTGACGCTGACACACATCGGGGGCCTGCTGGAGGAGGCACAACTCGGGTATCAGATACTCGCGCTCAGGATCAAGGAGCTTGACAGCAAGCTCTCCGGGTACATGGGTGCGGCGGCTGCGATGGCGACTGCGATCGCGAACAAGATGCAGGGTGGTGGCGTTCTGATCAAAGACATCGTATCCGTTCTGATGACGGAGTGGTTCAAGCTGCTCGATGCGCTCGGTGCAACGACCTATAAGAAGTATCTGAATACCTATCTGGACCTGACGACGGCACTGGACGCGTTCACCGGGACCCGGGTGTTGCCGTCTGATGTGACGTTCTTCTACGGGTCCGTGGAGAACCAGAACGTCTGGCGTGAGATCAAGAAGCTGGCGGAGGCTCCCTTCAACGAATTTTATTTTGATGAGGGCAGTCATTCCGTCTATGTCGAAGGTGAGGACGTGGCGCTTCCGAAGGACAAGACCTGTCTGGTCGGACGCCCGACGCCCTTCAACGGGTCCATCCGATCCGGGGCCCGGGAGGATTACTTCGACAACATGGACGGTAAGGTTATTCCGCTGCGGTACCTGACAAGGTACGACTTCAATGTTTCAACGGAACAGTGTTACTCGGTGTACCTTGCGGTCCCTGAGTATTCCGACTTCACTGAGTACTCACTGTTTTGTATGGGCAGTGCTCTGGTTGATGACGCAAACCTGAACAAGTTTCTGCTGCGTCCGATGACCATGCGCATATTCTACGCGACCGTGGCGCAGCGAACATCGGCGAAGGTTGTATCCAACGTCAACGATTTCGTGACTGAGATGACAAACGCGGCGCAGACGCTGAAGAACTGGTATGAGAAAAATGTGGAGTACATATCGGGAAGTATCTCGTTCATGGTTCCGTCCAGTGCGGACGACGACGTCTACCTCGGCGATAAAGTATCGATGGAAGGGCTGGACGGGTCCTTCTATGCTGAGGGAGTCAGTCATTCGTGGTTCTACGGCGGTGCGCTCACATCCAGTCTGAGTGTGACCCGGGGGTGGGATTATAGCAAGAAAGGTCCCATCACATTTACGGACAAGATATTTACTGCGGGATCGTTCCCGACTGCGGGGAGTCTATGATTGACGGATACGATCATCCAACCGACTTCGTCGATGACGATGAGGTGGCTGAAACCTTTCAGAGCACGATCGATGAGATCGCGTCCCGGTCGAACCTGACCATCGCCCGGACCAATCTGGCGACGGTCAATGTTGTGTATGCCGATCGGAATACCTGCGACGTCACGACGTGGAACAATACGAAGGCGTATAACGTTCCGCTCCTGTCGAAGACATATCTCGTCAGCGATGAGATATACGGGGAGCTCGAACTGCCCCCGGTGGGGAGCGTCGTTCTGATTGCGTTTATCGCCGGGCGCGAGTCTCAGCCGTACATCCTCGGGACGGTGGTCCCCTACCTGTACGGGAAGTATCAGACCGATCAGGTTGCGATCAACTCAGGCAGCAAGGCGTATACAAAGAAGCTCTACGAGGCCGGGAAGGAGAAGTACTACCGGAAGATTTTTCAGGGTGGCACCACGATCGAGGTCGACGACTCCGGGACGATTACCGTGGAGACACCGTCCGGGACGTACATCCGTGCGGTTGAGTCCGGGACGAAGATGATAAAACTGCAGGATGCGTTCGGAAATATCTTCATCCTCGATACAAATGGCGTATCCATCACTGCGAAGGGCGGGACGACTATCGTTATGACCGGAAGCACGACCACGATTAACGGACAGTTGGAGGTCACAAAGTAATGGCATTGACAGAGATTGTTGTTGATGGGGCGACTCTGGGGTTTAAGGAGACGACGGTTACCGGAACGGTTACATTTACGGGAACGCCTTCGACGAAGGTGAAGGCTCTGGTGGGTGGCGTCGGGAAGGGTGTCTACAAAGGGCCGGTCGGGTTCTCGGTTGCTGTCGGGTGTCAGGATACGCTTACAACGTGTACAAGTACATTACCGTTTACCGGAGCGTTCTCTCCGGCAGCAGCGAATACGAAGGCGGAGGGGTTGGCACCATTACGTGCTGATGATGAGGTTCCGGTATCCATTCCGGGGCTCCTGTCTGATGGTGTAACTGTCTGTTCGATAAGCGCGACCGTAAAAGTTCTGACTCCGGGTCAAGATAAAACGAAGATGGGGTGAGTGTATGCCGATAGTCAATCCAACCACAGGGATAACGTCGCAGTTCAGCCGGGCCCTCGATAAGTTCAACCCCCCGGGGCCGTTACCTGTCCCCGTGACCCGGAGCTTCCTGTTCGAGATCATCGATGGAACCACGAAGGTCATCAAGGAGAGTTTCACGCTGGTCGTTCCGCCGAACGCGGTCTCGATCAAAGAGGGGCAGCGGGTCAATATCACAAAGACCTTCGGGAACGTCTTTGTTGACGACTATGGCCCGGACAACATTACGATTACCATACGTGGATACTCCGGAACCAGCCGGGCCTTCCCGACGTTTCAACCGGCGGGTGCGTCCGTTACTCCGGCGTGGATGCTGACGGCGCAGGCGATCGGGGAGTCCATGATCAACGTGCTCGGGTACGATCACAAGTCCGCGTTTTACACGTTCCGGGATACGATCATGCGATATAAGTACAACTACCCGACGACGTATGGCGATATGATCCTGCGCGTGTACGACCTGTATGATGAGCAGTCGTACGACTGTGTGCTGCTGGAGTTCTCCTGTGACCGGGAAGCCGCACGTCCTATGTATTATCCGTACTCGATCTCGCTGCTCGTTTACGGGATGCCGGACCTGATCGGGGACCAGTACCCTGCGTTTATCGGACTTGGCGGGATCATCGACAGTATCTTCGACAATATCAATGCAGCACTGGCGTGGCTCGACGCCGGGTTCGCGTTTGTGCAGGCGATCAAAAACTCGGTTGCGATCGTACGGAACTCGCTGGATATGCTCGGGCGACAGCTTGCAATGTATACCGGGGAGCTGTCGTCTGTGCTGCGGTCACCGCTTGACATAACGAAGCAGTTGATCGAGGCCGTTGGATCAATGTCGACTGCGGTGGACGCCGCCTACAACAACTACAAGATCACGAAGGGGGCATACGTCAACGCGAAGGAGATGGTGCAGTATACGTGGCGGAACACGATGAAGCTCTACCATGAGGCGGTGAGTGAGGGATCGCAGAAGGCGAAGACATCGTCGGTACCGCTGGACAACGGGATGTCGATCCCGACCGGGGACGCGCTGCACGCGAATACTCCGGATACGGGGATGGGGGCCGTACCGGCAGATCGGGTCTCGAAGACGCTGCAGGCGCAATTCACCGGGTCTATCAGTTATACCATCAAGGCGAATGATACGCTGCAGTCGATCGCAACGACCATGCTGGGAGACGTGAACCTGTGGCCGTTCATTGCTGCGTTCAACGGGATAACCAACAACTACGAATTACACCAGCTCACAACGCTGCTGCTCCCGGTTAAGTCTACGGCCGGGAATCAGACGAAGGACCGGTTCCTCGTCAGTGAGGACCCCGCGCGGGACCCGTATGGTACTGATATTAAGATTGACGAGAGCGGGGATTTCGTTGTCAATGAGAGCGGGGATGTATCAACCGTAAGCGGAACGGAGAACATACGCCAGTGGATCGATATGGTGCTGGATACGGAGCGGGGGTCAATGCTGAGGCAGACGGCGTTTGGTCTGACGGCAGTCTCCGGCATGGCCGGGGATGATCTTGCGGTTCGCTATCTGCGGTCGGGTATCAGGACCGCGCTGAAGATGGACCCGCGCATTGAGCGTGTGAACTCCGTGAATATTTCAGTCGCGGGCGACGTTGTGAATATAAATGTTGACATAGAAGTGGTCGGGCTCGCCGAGATATTGTCGGCGACGATGAAATTAGTATAGAGAGGGAACTATGGCAGGGTTTACCGTTAAAACATTCGACGATCTGGTCGCGGATATGGCGTCGTGGATTACATCGAAGTCGTCACTGACTGATCTGATCCCGGGCAGTGTCATCCGATCAATCTGTGAGGGGCTGGCAATGTGTCTGGAGGAGCTGTACGTTGGGACGTATCTCGGGTTCAAGCGACGGCTGGAGACCATACAGGAGGACCTGTACGCGTTTGAGCGGAAGGCCGGAACAAAGTCGACTGCGGAAGTCGTATTCACGCGCACCGGGACGTCCGGGACTCTGTCCATACCTATCGGGACGCGGGTGGGGACTGCGTCTGATCTGGTATTTCTGACAACCGAGGCCGGGTCTATTGCTCCGGGAAGTTCAACGTCCGGGAGTGTTGAGGTTGAGGCCGAAGAGGTTGGCACCACGTACAATGTGTCATCGGCATCCATTACAGTCCTCGTCGACTCGATCGATGGCCTGATATCAGTCACTAACGCCAGTGCAGCTACTGGTGGGGTCAATGAAGAGTCCGATTACGAGTACAAGCGGCGGTTCCAGTCTTACATTGAGGGTCTGGGACGTTCAAACATTGCCGGTCTGGTGGCCGGGGCCCTGTCCGTTGAGGGGATTACCAGCGCGACCGTGGTCGAGCACTTTCCGCCCGCGTCAAACATAAACGCACACCTGTACATCGACGACGGAACGACGACCGGGGTTACGACGGACATGATCGAGGCCGTGCAGTTGATTATTGATGGGGATGGCACAGAAACAAACCCGGGCTACCGCGCTGCCGGGGTCAATGTTGTGGTTGAGAAGCCGTCCATTGTGACTCAGAACGTAGCGGCTGAGATAACGCTGATCGCGGACACGTCGATTGATCAGAGTCAAGTTGAAACGGATATAAACCAGCTTGTCGCGGACTATATCAATAATCTGGGGGTCGGTGCGGATATCATCCGGAACGAGATTATCAGTTCAATCATGGGTGTATACGGTGTGGCGGATGTATCGGTGACCGTACCGGCATCGAATACGGCAATCAGCTCGACTCAGGTCGGGCGTCTGGGGACGACTACGATTACATTTGCATAACGGCATCTATAGATATTTTGCAAGGGGTATTTGAATGGCATCCATGATCGAGACGTTTAACTCCACGATATCAAAGGCGATTAACAAATACGGGCCCATGTATGTCGTTCTGTTCGGTGAGATTGACTTCACCTCGACGGTCCCGACGCTGGACTCAGAGGATGTAAACTGTGGTGCCCTGTGTAACGAGCTGGAGTTCGCCCGGCTGCAGACAACGGAAGCGACTGAGTCGCTGACCATAGACGGTGCGGAGACCGATTTACTGGACATCCTCGTTGAGACCTTCGTTCGACTTCCCCGACGCGGGACGTTTGAAACGGACGAAGAGTACCGGCAGCGGTTCAAGTGTCTCGTTAAGGAGCAGACGAATTACCGGAGGCACACCCGGTGGGCGATCATCGATGCGTTGCGTGAGTTTGGGATTGCTGCTGACGCCATTCAGCTCATAGAACCGTTTTCGTCGACGAGTAATTACTTCGAGCTCCGACTGACCAGTACCGAGGCTCCGACGGATTATACATTGTTTCTCGACAATGATGTAACGAATGGGTACATGGATCAGTACTACGTTGGCGGAGTTGGGGTTGGATACATTGAGACATTCCTTACAGAGATGCTGAACCGCATCAAAGCGGCCGGGGTTGACTACGATGTAAGAATGGTCCAGCGCGGGAGTATTGACGCGACTGCAGATGCTGAAGTGGCATAGGAGGCGTTCATGATATTATCGAATAGTGTATCCATCAAGGCCCCGTACTGGCCCGAGAATATGCTCGCCGAAACCGATGACCTGAACGAGATCATCAACTCCATGTATGTAACGATGGCGAACGTTCTGGGGTGTCTGCATACACCGGCACAGGCAAGCGAAACAGCAAGCACCGGGTCGGCAGTGGTCGTCGGGCGCGGGGCCCGGTTGTTGTGGTCGTCTGGAAGAACCGCATACCTGCAGCCCGGGGTTGTCCTGTCCTACAAGGGGGACTATACACCGGGCCCCCCACTGGTGTTTTCAGCGAGCACCGGAGTCCTTGCGGCGGTTATTGTCGACACAACGTACCCGGTCCTTGTGGACTCTGGACATCATACGTATGTGCGGATCGATACGATTGAGATCGAGCCGACGCAGGCCGCATACGACTCAGAGACCCGTCGGTTCAGGAACCCGTCAACCGGGGTGGTCACGCAGTCGTCAGTCAATACCCGGATTGGATACGGGGCCGCAGTGTATGTTCGCAAGGGTACTCCAGCAGCGTCTCCGGTGGGTCCTGCACCGACCGCTGGGAGGATCAAGATTGCCGAGGTGCACGTTCCGGCAAACGCAACAACACTGTCACAGAAGTGCTACTGGCAGGCAGAGCAGTCGAGTACGTGGTCGTCCTATCCGCTAAAAGCTATCCCGAGTATTCAACAGGATCAAGAGATACTGACCAGTCCCGTCTCCGTTACAAGCAGTACGACGTTGACGGTGAACAAAAGTCACATCTGTAATGCGACAGAGGCTTTGACGTTGACGCTGCCAATCCATTCTGAGGAGGGTGATATCATTGAGATTATTGATATCGGTGGGAGTCGGTTCACTATTGCTTCGGCGGGGTGGTGGCAGCATATTCGGACGAAGCAGACGCTGAGTGCAACCACGGTTACGGCGTCAGTCCCGTATGCTCGGGTCATGCTCCGGTGTAGTTCACCGGATTTGTTGTGGCGTATTATACGGTCCAGTGATCCTAATCTACAGGAGGCATCGTAATGCAGTTATCAGATGGGCGTGGTATCAAGTCTCCGTACTGGATCGCGAACGAGCTTGTCGATCATCGGGACTTTAACAGTCTGCATGATGTGGCGTACAAAAATGCAATCGATATGATCGCGGCGATCCTTGCTGCACCCGAGGCGGACGGATCGTCGGCGGACATGGTTGTCGGTGACGGTCTGCGTATGGTGTGGTCGTCCGGGATGACGGCGTACCTGCATCCCGGGTTTGCGCTTTCGTTCAAGGGGAGCTACACGTCAGGATCGTCGTGGGGGTTTGTCGAGTCGTCCGGAGATATCTTCGGAGTATTCGTGGACGCACCGACCAGTGTGACGGTAGATGAAGGTCTGGTCGGGAGCAACCGATATGATACCATTCAGATCAGACCGGTACAGACATTCTACGATGAGCAGACGCGAAAATTTCGCGATCCTTTAACCGAGGTTATTACAGAGGCCGACGTCAATGTTCGCGTAAAATATTCGTTCGAGGTACAGGTGCTCAAAGGGGTTGGCGGTGGTTCTGCTCCAGCAAAAACGTCTGGGTGGATTAAGGTGGCCGAGGTGTACATTCCATCATCGGCGACGACCCTGTCACAGGCGTCATACAAGGATGCTGACGTCATCGGAACGTGGAGTACGTCCAATAACCTATGGACCACAGAGGCGGATATAACAACCCGGAAGGGTGCGATTGCGCCGACGTATGCAACGGTAAACACGTCAAGCGCGAACCTCTCGGTGAACCAGATGACGTTTGTGGACTATACCGAGCAGACGACGTTGACGCTTCCGTCTGCGGCACACGTCGGTGACCTGATCCACATTGTAAACGTTGGCGGGGGAGGCTTTAAGATCGCGCAGCCTTCCGGGCAATATATTATTGACGGCGGTCGGGTGTCCAGAATAGGGACATCCGGGTATGCGTATAGCAGGCGGCGCTATTCCAGTTTGAAGATGATCTGCGTTGTTGAGAATACTGCGTGGCAGATTATTGAGACAACGGATACGCGGAATATGCGGGCGTATGCGATGGGTGGGTATTGCATTGATGGGGATTTATTGGTTGCACGCAACTCACAGATTTATTCATTCGATTTTTTGACTGAGACGCTGGGGATTACTGTTTCAGCCTGTTGGGCTTCTACAATGTACGGGTGTGGACTGTCTGGGCATTTAAAGGGGTACCGCTGCGGTGGTGCGTGGAGTGCTGGAGATAACACGCATACTACCGAGTCTATGACTTTCGCGACTGCGGTTGCTGCGTATGCGAGTGCAACCCTGTCCAGTGCGCGGGCTGAAGGTGCCGGAGCTGTCAGTTCCATCAAAGGGTATATTATGGGGGGGATGACAAATTCGTCAACGACCGCAGTCATTGACGCGTTTGTTTTTTCCGCTGAGACGTGTGCCGCAATTTCTGACTCATTGGATACGGCCCGAGCGAGTACGTGTGGGGTATATACTGGATTACATGGGTACGCTATGTCCGGGTTGGGGGGTTCGGGATACCTTAAAACGACCGATCGCCTTACCTATGCAACAGAAGCGGCGGCGGCAATTACGTCGCAGTTAAGTTCGTTTTACGAGCGGCGTTATGCGACACCACTGCAAACGACAGACTTCGGTTTGATGGTCGGTGGGCAAACAGCGGAGTCGGGTGCAACGGACGTCATATCGTCGCTTGCGTTTGCAACGGAGACCGTGACATCGGTGGCAGCCGCATACGCCGAAGGGACACAGGAAGCGTCCGGGGCGAGTGGCCCGCTGCATGGGTATCTTTTTGGAACGCGGAACTGGTCGTCAGGGTCTGTGCATGAGATCGGTCGGGTTACGTTTTCCACACTGGCGAATGAAGTTCTGGAATATACGTTATCCAGTTTGATCGGTGCGTACGGCCCGTTTATGGGGAGTACAGCCGTGTATGGACATTCAGGGTAGGGGGAACAGGTATGCAATTATCGGACGGGTACGCACTCAAGACGCCGCTCTGGACTGAGAATGAGGAAGTCAAAAATACAGACCTCTCAACTATTTCAGAGGTCATATACAAGAATACGATAGATACAGTCGCCGCGCTCATCGCTCCGATGCAGTCTACCACAGGCGATGCGAACGTCATTGTCGGTGATGGTCTGCGTATTGTCTGGAGTGCAGCGATGACCGGTTATATTCACCCCGGCATCGCGCTATCGTTTAGCGGGTCGTACTACTCCGGATCAGTCTGGGGGTTCACCGCTGACCCGGGAAAAGTGTTCGGTGTTGTTGTAGCCGAACCGACGGCTGTCAGTGTCGACGAGGGTGGTTCTGGTAACCGCATTGACACGATCGAGATACGGCCGACGGTGAATACGTATGACTCACAGGCCCGAAACGTTCGCGACCCGCTGTCCGGGGCGGTCGTTACTGCACTGACCTATACCCGGGTTGAATACGGGGTTGAGGTTCAGGTCCTCAAGGGAACCGAAGGTGCTGGAGTCGCCCCGGCGTCGACTGCGGGATGGATCAAGATTGCCGAGGTTACGGTTGACGCGAGTGCAACAGCACTGGCACAGTATAACTATCTTCAGTGCGGGGAGTATAATCGCTGGACGACTGCGCCTACGTCTACGGTACGAAGGTCTCCGTATTCTCAATGGTCCACGAAGGTTACGACCGCGACCGCGACGCTGGAGAGAAACACCCGACATCTGATCGAGTATTCCAGCACCGTTTTGTTAACGCTTCCGGCAACGGCAAAGGTTGGAGACGTTCTTGAAATTGACGACATCAATGGAAACGGATACACGATTGTTCAACTGGACGGACAGAATATAATATACAATGACGTGTCTACCCTTCCAATAGCCGGGGGTGCGATATCAAGTATTGCCGCGTATTCCAGTATCAAACTCCTGTGTGTGGTCGAGGGGACGACGTGGCAGGTCATCGATCGCTACGATACCGCACTGATCCTGTGTGGGTATTATGTTGGAGGATATACAGGGTCTGCGTCCGCGATCATAACGAAACACAATTTCAACACCGGGACGGTCTCGACGTTATCGGAAACGACAGACACGACAACGAACATCGGATGTGGGATGTCCGGTTCCGTTAAAGGGTATACGTGTGGTGGTAACGGTGTAACGGATGACGTGGTGTCTGCGTTCACGTATAGCACTGAGCTCGCAGCTAACTTGGGGGTGACATTATCACAGCCTATTTTGCACTATCTGTCCGGAGGCAACAGTCAACTCAAGGGGTATGCGTTTGATTATGCCCGGGTACACACGGTTACGTTTGCGACGGAAAGTCTTTCATATCTGGGATCGACGCTCCCTGACTTTCCATACTATACGGCGGAGGTACAGTCGAAGTTGAAGGCGTATGTTGCGGGCGGGTCCCGCGCTGGAACGTACAGCACGATCCGGGGAGTCACGTTCTCGTCCGATGCGATTGCATCCCTCTCCGCAACGTTGGATGTTGCGCGTGCATACGCTCAGGGCCTCTCTGGACTGTACAAGGGGTATGTTGTTGGAGGTGCAACGACGCTGAGTAGTGTTGAAGACGTTAACTTTTCTACGGAGACCAGCGCACTCTTGTCCGTCAATCTGCCCCTGCGCCAGTATGGGGGTGGGAATTTTTCTGGGGTAGACGTTGGTTACTGCGTTGGTGGACCGTATGGTGGTAGTATATCAACGCGTGTACAGGCATTAAATTATCCGACGGAGACGTCTGCTACGAGCCGTGCGGTTTTGGCGACCGGGCGGATGACCGGGGGAAGTATTCAAGGATATATAAGCGGATAGAGGAGGAGTAGTATGCAAGATATCAAAGACCGTTTTCGAGCGGTTCCGTTCGGAAACTCAGTGTTTCAAATTCAGTACATGGTCGCGAATCAGGATACACCGGAACGTTCGTATCGTGCGGTGCTTCTTCAGTATGACCAGAAGTCCCGAGCGATGCGATCGTGTTCATTCCAGCGGCGGCGGTTGGAGATCGATCTGCGCGAGATCGAGGAGAAATTGTCCCGGCCCGACCTGACGAAGTATGATCGCGCTCGTCTGGAGGTTGATCGGGATGAGAAGCTGGACTCGCTGGAAAGTCAGATCAAGCTGATTGAGGACTGTGCAATCGAGATGCGCGTTTATGAAGACATACTCAATAAGATGCCCGAGTTCACCCGGGAAGAGTTTGAGTCCGGGGAGCGTACGTATTGGAAAAAGCGGTTGATTGCCGACGCCGAACGGGACATCACCTCATCAGGGACTATCAGTGCGGGAACACTTGATGCGCTCAAACAGATCGGGTGCCCGGCAATGCGCAGTGCGGACGGTAAGTTTGTGATTGCTGATGATCGCAGCGATATCCTGATCTGGGAGAAACCGAAGGAGGTCAAAGATGAAACGAAGCCGGTCAATCTGGTTACGTCTCGCGACGATGCCGAACGGTGATTTTTCGATCTCGCGACTGCTCATGGTGTTCTCAGCGATACAGGCGTGCGGTGTCATGTGGACTGGTATCATATCGTATCTTGTCAACGGCGTTGACCTTCCGGTGAGTGTATACACGTTCGCTGCCGGGATATTCGGTGGCGGAGCTACGCAATACGGGTATACGAAGCACGTTGTGGATAAGAAGGACGGCCGGGCCGGAGTTCCGCAAGACAAGACGGCGGTGGATCAACCCGGGGCGGTATGAAACGATCGACGAAGGTGTGGGGGGCGTCCCTGATTGCCCTGTGCATTTCGAGTTTTTTTGCAGGGTACTACGTTCGTGATCGGGAAGCGGTCCCTGACGGCGGGGCTCTGGTGCCGGAAGGCCCGGCCCGGACCACGCCGAAACCACCACCGGAAAATGTCCCGGGGTGGGACTGGCGGTCCTGTGGGGACCACATTGTCATCCAGCACCGCGATATCGTGGAGGATGGTGAACCGAAGACCATGATCACCTGTTCTGATCAGTGTAAGCAGACCGAGCAGAAGTACCGGATGGTATTCGACTGTCCGGTACCGAAGCATACAGTCTACGCCCGGGCCCTGTTCTCCGGGGTGGTTCTTCCGGGGCAGTTCGATGCAGCCCCGGGTCTGGGGGTCGGGTACATCCGGCACCGTGGGGCGTTCGGTATCGGCGGGGAGGTCGGGTATGGGTCCGGTCTCCTGACCACGGTGAAGCTCTTTCAGATGAGTGCAATCTTACAATACACATTTTAACCTGTTTGGCCTATTTATCCGTAGATAGGTAATCCTTCTCTCTCCTGTGGATCGGGGCCCCTGCGGGGGCTCTGGTCCACTAAACTGCATTAGAGGCTCAAATTGACGCTCTGGAGGTCTGTGAGGGGTCTCAGGTGGGTTGGTTTCATAGGTAGCGTCAGCGTTGAGAATAATGGGGTTTCCGGGGCGTTTAGGAGGTATTTCAGATACAAAGTACAGGCCCCGGCATCCGGGAGGACACAGGGGCCTGTTGATTGATTGAGATGGAAGTGTCCTTTACAAGACAAACTGAATATACTGTATACCGGCGTTATCGTCAACACAAAAACTTCGCACCGATGAAAAAAATGCTTGACGGTCCTCTAACGACATCGTTATAGTATACCTGACATAACCGATATCCCCTATTGGTTATGATATATACAGATTGAGATGGAGGAACATGGAAGACAAAATTGTTGAACAATTTGCACGAAAATTGGCGAGTCGATCGCCACTGGAGGTGGATGACGCCCGGCAAGAGGTCCGGATGATCGTCCTTGAGGTCACCGCGACGTACGACGCATCGAGGGGTGCGTGGGATCACTACCTGCGCAAGGTACTATCAACGCGGACAACGAATATAATCAAACGGTATGCGACACGCAACCGGGCGCATGGGGAGTACCTGCGACTGCACGCAGTAATGTATCAACCGTCCTGTGAGGCTGAGGTTGTGGACCGCCTGTTCATTCAGGAATTCAGGGCCCGATTGTCTGAGCAGGCCCGGGCGGTCTATGACGGGATGCTGGCAGGGAAGTACCAGAAGCAGATCGGTGAGTCGCTGGGATTGTCACAGTCCCGGGTCGCTCAGATCGTGCGTGACATCAAACAGACTGCACAAGCGTCATTATCGTAACGGTGATCTATGTCATCGGTAATGAAGACCGTGCGGTACATACAGTACCATATCCGGGACGGGCAGTGCAGTATGTCTGCACTCGGATTCTACGTTTACCTGCTATCGAAACCAAAACAAGAGAGAAAGCTCCGAAAAGCGGACATCATGGAGGAGCTTCGCATTACAGAGAAGACTTTGTATTCCTACATTAGGGAATTGAGGTCTATTCATGTTCTGGATATAGAGGTGAAATCCCCGCAGCCAACGGAGTACAGACCACTCATTTTGACGGGTGAAGCACTGGAAAATTTCCACCGCTGGAAAACCAACATTGGTACTCCCCTGAGAGAGAGGGAGTATGTATCATCTCTTGGTACCCTCTCTACTGATACAGTAGGGGAGGACCACCTGAAAAATTCCCGTGGTCCAGAAACGAAGCTGCTTCGGGTGATCAATGACCGTCTTCCCGGGCCTCAGAAGTGGCGTGGGATGATCCCGAAGCGTCACGCTAAAAATCTGATCCGGCTGAGTGAACGCGTGGACCTGTCCCGGTATGTTGACTGGTTCGTCCGGGAGAAGATCGAGGGGATGGGGAAGACGTTCGGGTGGGGGTTGTTCCTGTACCCGAGCATGATCGTGGAGTTCGAGTCGGGTGGTGGTCGTGCCCGGGATTCTTTGCAGACCACGACAAAGTGGGTGGACCACGCGGCGGACGTGCAGAAGCGGGCCGCTGCGTTAGCGAGTAAGATCAAGCGATTGAGTGAGGTGGATTGAGTGTACAAGTTCGATGACGAAAAGCGTTCGCAGGTGAATAATCTGCGGGACCGTCTGGTGGCGGGGTGTGAAGAGTGTGGCGGTACCGGGTATCTGCCCGTGTCGTCTGTGCCCGGGGCGTTGCGTCGGTGTGAGTGTATGGTTGTGCTGCGGTATCTCATGGAGCTCGTTGTGGCAAACATTCCGGCGGATTATTGGGGTCTGAGTATTGCCGAGCTTGAGATTGATCAGGCGTACAAGGATACGGTGAGTTTTTATTTGCAGCACCTTGCGACCGCAGTCGAGAAGGGGCGCGGCCTGACGTTCCTCGGGCCGAACGGTGTGGGGAAGACGTCGCTGATGTGTGAGATCGGGAAGGCGGCTCTGGTTGCCGGGTACTCGGTGCGGTACTTCCCCCTGTCGTTGTACATCACGGCGCTGCAGAAGGAGCGGGTCGCCGAGATCGAGGACATGGAGAGTGGGCGGATACTGCTGATCGACGAGCTCGACAAGAAGTACCGGAAGGCCGGGTCTGATTACGTGGTCAAGATGCTGGACGAGTCGCTGCGCCGGTTTCTCGGTGCGGGTAAGGTGTTGATCCTCTGCACGAACTGGAGCGAGGCCGAGATACGGGAGAACTTCGGGGAGTCGACGGTGTCCCTGCTTCGGCGTCGGTGTGAGTTTCTTGAGATGGTCGGGGATGACTACTCGCGGAAGCTGCAGGCTGAGTATTGGGATGACCTGAAGGTCGGCATCGATTATTACTGTGCTCAGATTACTGAGCCTGCGTGGCTGATGGAAGAGGTGCGGGATGGGAGATAAGGGGAGTGATAAACTGTCTGAAGTCATCGAGTCGAAATTCAGAGACAACGATATCGAGACGGAGGTCGCAGCGTTTCTTGTTCGCAAGAATACGTCAATGGCGGCGCTGGTTGAGGTTGAGTGGTTCGGATCGCAGCTCATTGGGGACATCATCGCTCTGGTGAAGGACCTGAAGGCGATCGTATCCCGGAGCTCGATCGTTCGCGAGCTGAAGAAGCGCGGTGCGTCGACCACGGATGAGGCGACGTATGCTGCGGTGCTCGACGATGTGTTTTCTGTGGATACGGATCGATTGAGCGAGAAGGGGGTCAAGGTCGCGATCGAAGACCTGCTGACCATGTACGAGAGTCGACGGATCATGTACAGTCTCCGCGACGTGGTGAGCACGGTTCGGACCGGGACGTTCTCTCTGGATGACGTGAAGGCGACGCTCCGCGATCTCGGGTCCCCGGTTGCGGTGAAGGACAACACAAAGGCCGGGGAATACCTTGAGGGGTACGAGTCCCGGGTTGAGGTGATCGCGGAACGGCGGAAGCTCCGCGAGGACGGGGGAGAGGTTGGTGTCCTGACCGGGATCGGAGCGTTCGACCGTCTGACCGGCGGTATCATGCGCAAGGAGTTCGGAGTTATCGGAGGTCGTCCGTCGATCGGCAAGACGGCGGCTCTGGCGTCTTTCGCGGTCAATGCGTGGTTCCATGATCGGAGTGTGTTGTTCGTGTCCGGAGAGATGGGCAAGATTGACATCGAGTTCAGGATTGACAGCATGGTGGCCGGTATCCCGGCGTCGGGGTTCCGCTCGGGTGAGTTGTCGGATGAGTCGCTGAAGGTGTGGGAGCGCGCCGTCCGGAAGGAGCGCGGGCGGCGTGAAAATTTCCTCGAAATAGTATCCTTTCCGAAGGGGTTTGATATGAGCGACGTCGAGGCGGAAGCACTGCGGGTGCAGGACAAGCACAAGCGGCAGCTCGATCTGGTTGTGCTTGATTATATAAACATCCTGTACCCGATTAACGTGGTTCGTGGCCGGGCGTCGAAGGACTGGTCGGCGCAGTCTGATGCGATCTGGGAGTTCAAGGACTTCGTCGCAGACTTCAACGATGGTATTGCCGGGTGGACTGCCGGGCAGTTACGAGATGAAGCACTGGAGTCTGATGTGTTATCTCTGGGGGACCTGAAGTATTCCCGGGGGATATCGGAGACGTCCCCGGTGGTGGTTGGTCTGGTTCGGACGGACAAGGCGGAGGTTGAGCATACGCTGGAGATGCAGGTGCTCAAAATGCGGAACGCGAAGTTGCCGGACAAGTCCATCATACTGAGGCCGAATCTGGAATATATGCGAATTCACGAAGAGGTTCTGGGCGTGAAGGACCTGCGTCTGTTGGGTGAGGATATGACTCCCCGGCGCGATCGGAAGACGAAGCAGAGAAGGGCGACGGCGTGATGAAAAAAATATTTAGTTATTGCTGTTTGAAGTGCTGGCATATATGGCGGAGTGTAAACAATTACAAGGTCTGTCCGAAGTGCAAGTCCGACAAGCTGGATATCCAGTCTGAAATAAAATTATAGAGGTCAGCGGTATGATCGAAGTTGGGTTCTGTTTGGGGGATCGCAGTATGGATGAGCAGGCGTTCATCGTTGCGCGGTTGGAGGAGCGGTACAAGGTTCGATATGTTCCGGTTATCGTTGATGAGCCGGTTGGTGAGGTCGGGTTTTCGTACCCGGAGCTTGATGTGTATGCGACGATCCCGTGCTACAACGCGCTCGGTGTTACGGTGATGCGTACGGCGACGAGTCTGATAACGCTGGGGGATGGTGAGATCGTTGTGAAGTTCGGAGCGTTCCCGCTGGTAGGGACCGTAGATCAGTTTCGGGATGTCTGGTTGTATACGTATGCGCTGCACCGGGCGTTGGAGGCGGATGGTGAATTACCTGCTTGAGCTGGAGCGGCACGGGATCGATACGTACGGGATGTACGGGGTCGATAATGTTCGGGTTCTGTGTCCGTTTCACGGTGACGAAGAGCCGTCAGCGGAGGTGCATACCACACGGGGGAAGTTCTATTGCTTTTCATGCCGCAAGGTAGCGTCGTTCGCCGAGTTTCTGGCGGAGGTAAAGGGGGTGCCCGTAGCCGATGTCCGGCGGATGTTGTTGGAGTCTGAGCGGGTATCGCACGTCGTCGAGAATCTGGAGGACTTTTTCTTTGGGGGGGAGGAGGTTGAGCCGGTCCGGTATTTTAAGCGGGCGTGGTTTGAGCGGACCTTTCGTCCGATAGACGGGACTCCCGGTGAGGCGTACATGAGGTCGCGCAAGCTGTCTATAGATATTTTGCACACCTTCGGCGTCCGCTGGGGTGAGCACGATGAGTGGGAGGACCGGGTGATCATTCCGGTTCGGAATACCCGGGGGAAGCTGGTGACGTGGGCCGGGAGGCACGTTGATGGGGGCATACCGAAGACGCGGAAGCCACAGTCCGGGCGGGAGGCCCTGTTCGGGCTGGATGTGTTGTTGTCCGGGCCCGGGCGTCTGCCGTATTTGATACTGGTCGAGGGAGAGATCGATTGTATGTGGCTGCAGCAGTGCGGGGTTCCGGCAGTGAGTACGATGGGGACGTCGGGGATTACGGATCAGCAGGCGGTTCTGCTGTATCGCCATGCCCGGCGTGTTGTCTTCGCGTACGATAACGATCGCGCGGGCCGGGATGCGACGGCGGCTGGGATTGAAGCGGTTCGTCGGTATGTCCCGGCGTTTTCAGTCAGGTTGCCGGAGGGTCGGGACCCGAATGATTTATCTGCGGCTGAGGTCAAAAAAATATTCGGAAAAAAATTTATTTCCGAGTAATATATTGCCGGGCTCGATTGTATATAGAGGTGGAGGACGATATGAAAATAGAATTGAATTGGCAAGGCGAAGTGTATGCGGAAACCATTGAGGGGAACCTTGAGCTGTCCGAAGTGACTCCGCAGGATGTCCGGGCTGCGCTGGGTCGGGCGGTCGGGCGTTATGCGTTTTACGGTGCGCTGCAGGCGGATGCGATCAAGCTGCAGGGTAAGGTGCAGGCGGATTATGATCGATGGTACTTCGAGAAGTATCAGATCGTCTCGGAGGCGGCTCCGAAGGCGACGGAAACCGCGAAGAAGGGGCAGATCATTCTGGACTACGACAAGGAGTATCAGGAGTGGCAGGTCAAGATCAGAAATATTGAGAATGTTATCGGCAAGGCGGATATACTGCGCAGTGCGTTCAAGTTGCAGGTCAACGCGCTGACTGCGGTGGCGTATTCGCTGAAGGCTGAGATAGAAATGGCGCACGGGGGCGGGTATGCGCAAGGGTCCCGCGATCTGCGTGATGATGTATAAAAGCGAGGTAATAAGATGGCAAAAGACTTAACAAAACAAGCTGATATTCAGCAGAGTCTCGACTCTCAGGAGTCGAGTGGTGGGATGATGTTGAAGATACCGGAAGGGAAGACTCCGGTGTACTTTCTGTCGTCCGCCTATGAGGACGGGTATATCCACTGGATCGATGTGCCCGGTGCCGGTCGTGTCCGCGTGGTATGTGCGGGGGGTCTCGAAGGCAAGGGGTTTGCTCCGGATACGTGCAGCATTTGTGCCTATTGCCTGTCCATGTATGAGCGCGCGAAGCAGGTCTCCGACCCGGACAAGGCGCAGAAGCTCAAAAATTTGGGTAATGATTCGCACGCGAAGTATGAGGCGCAGTTCGTGGTCGCGAAGGGCGAGATGGTCAAGGTTAAGAACGAGAAGGGTGAGAAGGTTTCCGTTGCTGACTTTGATGATGCGACGGTCGGCGTTCTGTCGATGACCGGGACGCAGTATAAGGCGTTCATGGCTCTCAGGGACAGTGAAGCGTATCCCTTTATCAAAGGGACTGGTGATTTACTCAACCGTGCGATCCTGTTGGACAAGGCAAAGCGTGAATCTGGTGGAAAACCGGCGAAGTATGCGACGATCGAGTTCAAACCTGCGCGGAACCAGATGGATAAACCATCCGTTCAGTGGAAGCCAGAGGACTTCCCGCTGGCTGACAATTTCCAGATTGATCTGGAACAGGTTGAGAAGGCGTATACCGCATTGGTAGGTTCGGCCGCGAAGTCGAATACGAAGAAGATTGCGGATGATGCCTATGAGGCTGAGGAAGACCTCGATGATCTGTTGGGTGATGACGACAATCTGAGCGATGCCGGGTTGTCTGCGGATGACGTGGATGAGGATGACTTCCTTGCTGACGTGGACGATAGGCCGCAGAAGGCTGCTCCGGCGAAGAAGGCTCCGGCGAAGGTTCCTGAGAAGAAGGCTCCGGCGAAGAAGACTGCTCCGGATGACGCGGAGTTCTGATGGCAAAGAAGAAGCTCGTTGAGGCCCTGCCTGACGTTCCGGTGGATGCAACGCTGGAAACTCTTGAGGAGTACGTCAAGGCGCGCACTAAAG